TTGCCGCCCTGGACCAGGCCCCCCACCCGGTGATGCGCTGCCTCCTGACGTCGGCAACGCACCGGGCGCCCCGGGGGCGCCCTTCACCGGGTGGCCTTGCGCGGCCCCCAGCCGGTGCCGGTGGGGCGGGGGTCGGTGGTGGCGCTGGCCGCGCGTGTGCGGGCGCGTGCTGGCCCGGGGGGCGGTGGTGCGGGTGGCAGGGTGGGTGACGGTACCAACGGCTGGCAGCGAGGAGGAGCAGGGCTATGGCTGGTGCGGTGTACGACGGTGCGGGCGGGCTTCCCCACGAGGTGTCCCAGGACCCTCCGGAGGCGGCGTGGGTGGAGCGCGCGAACGGGGAACGGATCGACCTGGTGCTGGAGGCGGGGGACGCGCCGGGCGAGTGGGTGGCCTCCCCGCCGGAGGGGGTGTCGCAGGTGATGGTGCGGCGGGGTGACCTGCTGAAAACGCAGCAGCACCCGGGGCAGTCGGTGCGCTTCGACCGGGTGTGGTCGGCGGCGGGGGATGCGCTGGTGATCCAGCAGGAAGACTGACCGGGGACCCAGAGCTTGACATGAGATCCGGGGTGGGTGTTAAGGTGTGGGAACACGGTACGGAACCCCACCACGGAGGCACCCCATGAAGGCGCAGCTCACCCCGGCCATGCAGGCCGCGATGGACCAGCTCACCGGCACCCTGCGGGGCCAGGTCCGCAAGGGCCGGGGCATCACCACCCAGACCGCCCGCGCGCTGCACCGCCGGGGCGTGGCGTTCCTCATCGAGCCGTACTACGAGAACGGCGACTGGCTCCTGGTACTGGTGGAGCCCGAGGTGCAGGAGATCACCGACGACCAGCTCCCGGAGCTGCCGGTCGCCGAAGCCGCCCTGCTCGCGCCGCTGGACCCCCGTAGCCGCTACCGGGCGCAGCGCCACGCCCACATCGTCGCCACCGAGCTGGCCGACGCCGACCGCGCCGCCGGGCACCCGAACCTGGCGCAGACCCACCTGGAGGCGCTGGGGTTCCGTGTGCGCCAGGTGGCCGCGTGGAAGTCCGGGGAGTTCACGGACCGGCACTTCAGCCAGTACACCGACTATGCGGGGCTCCAGTGGAAGGCTGCGCGGACCCAGGCGACCAACCTGTGGAACATCGGCACCGGCTACGGGGAGGCGGTGCTCGTGGTGGAGGCCACCACGAGCGAGGAGGCGGAGGCCAGGGCGACGGCGCTCATCAAGGCGGACCCGGTGGGCTACGCGGAGCTGACCCGGAGCTTCGGCCGTCGCCGCCTCACGGTGCAGGAGGCGGTGGACGCGCGCCGTGTCCGTGAGGCCGCGCAGGCGGGCTGACCATCCGCCCGGTGGGGTGGGTGGGAAGCCACCCACCCCACCGGGTACCGGCACCTAGACAACCACCCACCCCGTGATGTTATGGTGTGGGTACACGGTATGACGACGCGAGGAGACCACCCCATGGGACGTCCGCTGAACGCCCTCCAGAAGGGCGCGTACGAGACCATCAAGCGCGAAGGCTCCATCCAGAAGGGCGACGGCTGGACCCTGTCCACCGCGCGCGCTCTGGCCGGTCGCGGGCTCATCGACCTGAAGGAGTACCGGGACACGGCGGGCAAGACCTACTTCTGGAGCGCATGCAAGCCGTCCCCCTCCGCGCTGGCCGCGACCGACACGAAGAAGCCCCTCGCCTCCGGCACCCACGTGGTGCGCGTCGGACGGCGCAACCCCCAGACGCAGGCTGTCACCTACACGCAGGTCCTGCACGTCCACCAGGGCGAGGGGCTGCGCGGGGCGCTGCGCGACCTGGGGGTGCCGGACCGGGACATGGTCCAGGGCAGCGGCGGCCGGTACACCACCGAGGACGGCACCCGGAAGATCGAGTGGCGTGGCCTGGACGGCGGGGCGCTGCGCGAGTTCGTCTGCGGCGGCCAGGTCTACCGCGTCCAGCCGCACCCCCGGTTCCCCGGCACGTGGGCCGTCGTCCTGGTGGACAGCGGTGACATCGTGGCCGCCGACCCGGACCCCGCCGAGGCGGAGCGCCGGGCCAAGGAGGACGCCGCCGCCTTCAACCGCGCGCTGAGGAGCTGACGTGGAACCGACGATCACCGAGAGCGTGGACGGGATGCACCCCTCCTCGCGGACCCGGGCCACCGACCTGGTGGCCGAGTGGAAGCAGTCCCTGAACGTCACGGAGGGCAAGCGCAGGATCGCCGCCTTCCGCAACGTGGACACCCTCCTCCAGCGGCTGCGCCAGGAAGGGCTCATGCAGCCCGGCTGGCGCCTGGACTGGGACACCGAGGCGAAGGTGTGGCGCACCCGCTTCACCGTGGCCGGAGGCGTCGCCCCCCGGGAGATGACGGCCGCCGAGTTCACCTTCTACGTCCAGGGCTTCCACGACCGCCGCGTGGCGGTCATGAACCGCCCACCGAAGTAACCCACCCACCCGGCGGGGTGGGCACCCACCCACCCCGCCCCCCAGCAAGGAGCACCACCGTGCCGAGCGACTACCCCATCAACGTGGGCGGCCACCGCATCCAGCCCGCCTCCCGCCGCCCCAAGGGCGGGCAGCAGCAGGAGTGGACCTGCGTGGACTGCCACACCACCGGGCCGTACGGCCTGTTCGCCATCATCGGGCAGCGCGACTTCTGCCCGGAGCGCATCGACTCCATGAACGGCTACCTCTGGTTCAACGCCGACGACGCGTCCGTGGCCCGCATGCGGGCCTCCCTCCAGTGGCACCGGCACGCGACGCGCTACGGCTTCGCCCTGGTGGACTACACCGAGGTCACCGACCAGCCGGGGGTGTGCGCGACGTTCACCTGGCGCGAGCGCCCCTACCGCATCCTCTTCGGCAAGCACCCGGAGCTGGGCATGAACGCGCCCGACATCCGGGTGGTGCCCGTCGAGGACACCCCGGAGCAGACCAGTGCGTGAGCTGACCTACCACCGGGGCGTACCCGTCCCGTACATCGCCACCTGGAGCCAGGAGATCGCCGCCGCGATGAACGGGGCCGGGGGCAAGGGCGCCAGGCTGCGCATGACCAAGGTCATGATCCCCGGCACCGACCGGGAAGGCCCCCTGTACGTTGCGTACGAGGACGAGACGCCCGGCGACCGGGACGCCTTCGGCGCTCTGTGGCAGCGCTTCCCGCTGGCCCAGGGCCGGGGGGAGCCCCACTTCGCCAAGGTCCACCCGCAGCGCCGCGCCATGACCAGGCACCTGTGCCAGGTGTGCGGCAACCCCGCCGACCGCGACGAGCACGGCTGGCTCTGGCTGGTCACCATCGAGGACGCAACCCGCCTGTCCCAGGGCGGTGAGCCCCGCGTGCGCACCGCCAACCCGCCGGTGTGCCAGCGCTGCTGCAAGATCGCCCGCGACTACTGCCCCCACCTGCTCAAGGGCAACGCCGTCGTCCGCACCCCGGGCTACCTGCCCTGGGGTGTGTGCGGCCTGCGCGCCGACCCCGCCGGGACGAGCCCCGGCCACACCGTCGCGTACGGCCACCAGGACATCCACCGCACCATCGCGGGCCAGATGCTGGTGACCCTCCAGGACGCCCGCGTCATCGACCTGCACCTCACCGCGTAAAGGGAGACCAACCCCATGAAGACCGCCATCGTCCAGTCCTCCGAGCTGGGAGACGACTGGACCGCTTCCGCCCACATGCTGCGCGTGCTGACCCAGGCGCAGCGCGTCCACACCGGGGACGTCATCCGCGTCAAGGACCAGCGCACCGAGCAGGAGGGGCCGCGCTGGCACACGGTCACCGTCACCGACCAGGAGACCAAGGGCACGGACACGGTGCTGATGACCAACAAGTGGCCCATCGCCTACGTGTGCAACCGGGACACCCTGGTGGAGCTGGTGGAGATCAAGCGGGAGGTGCTGTTCCGCTGCGTGATCTGCACCCGCGACGACGACCACAAGAGCAAGACGCGGCGCACCGTGACGCTCAAGGACTTCGTGGACACCGAACTCCAGCGCGCGGGCGGCCTGCACGTCGTCCTCCTGCCGGACACCGAGCCGCGCCAACAGGACGGCTACTGCAAGGACCACGGCACCAACCTCCTGTCCTGACCACCCCACCACCCACCCACCCACCCACCCACCCGGGTGGGTGGGTGGGTGGCCTCCGGAGGAGACCAGTCCCATGGCCGTCAAGCCACCCGACGCCCCCCAGGTGCTGGAGGAAATCAAGGCTCTGGCCGCTGTCCAGTTCATCCACCTGCCGGACCTGCTGACCTTCACCCGGCGCGGGGACCTGGACAGCGCCTGGGACGAGCGCGACGGGGAGCTGCACGTCGTACCCCCCGCCGGGGACCACCTGCACTACCGGCAGCGCGAGTCCCGGCTCAGCGCGCTGGTGCACGCCTACGGCCAGCGCGAGGGCGTGGACCCCGCACGGTACGAGGTGGCCGATGCGCGCTTCCCGCGCGCCGTGGTGCTGCGCCTGACGCCCGGCCCCGAGCCGGTCACAGTGTGTCCGCAGTGCGGCTCCAACGACGGCGACGGGACGGGCAAGCTGGACGGGATGCTGGCCCACTGGCAGGACCCCACCGGGTCCGGCTGGCAGTGCCTCAACCCGGAGTGCCACTGGCAGTCCGAGGACGACCTGATCGAGTAGGAGAACCACCGTGGCGGACAACGAATACGACCCCGACGAGCAGCCCCCGGTCCCCGACCTGCGGCCCCGGCTGACCGTGCTCCTGCCCCGCGACACCTTCGCCGACTTCACCCAGTGGCCCGGCTGGGAACCGGCGGCCGTCAACGAGGGCGACGGGGTGTGGCTGAGCGTGACCATGCCCCCCGGCTGGGAACTGCGCACCGGCTCCACCGGCCTGCAACTCCTGTGGGGCGGGGACGGCCGGGCACGCTTCCTCGTCCTGTCCACCGGCCTGCGGCCGGTCAACGAGGAGGAGGCCCTGGCGTACGCCTAGGGGCCGCACACGTACGACCCGGGGCATCCGCCCCACCACACCGCCCCAGGCGCGCAGGCGCGCGCCTGGGGCCGAGCACAAGGAGAATCGGCCATGCGCCGACTGCACGGTGTCGTGTACCCCGACCCGCCGCCCGCGTCCGGCGGACCCGCTCCCGACGCGGACTCCCGCGACGAGCGCGCCATGGCGCTGCGGTTCGTCCGCACTGCCTTCGACCCGCCGCTGCCGGACCCCTTCGCCGACTGGATCATCACCCTGCACCGGCTGCTGCGCGACGGCGCCCACCCGGAACAGACCGTGGTCATCCCCGACGCCATCACCGCCCTGGGCTACTCGTTCATGGACTCCGTCGCGGACGGCCGGGGCATCCCCTTCCGTGACGCGCTGCGCATGTTCGGCCGCGAAGACCTCCTGGAACCGGAGCCCGGACGCCACCCGCACCAGGGCGTCACCGCCCTGGCCGCCGCCCTGGTCGCGCGCGGCATCCGCACCACCACGACCCTGCACCGCCAGGCGGGGGGCTGCACGGTCCGTCTCACCGACGACCACGCCCAGCAGCTCGCCGACATCCTCATCCCCCAGGAGGGCACCCTGGCCGACGAGCTGGCCCAGGCCCTCGGCTTCCTGGACGCCGTCACCCAGGACCGCGACCTCACCTGCGCCCTGGACCACCACGGACGCTGCCAGGAGCACTCCGCCAGCCCGGTTGACGGCAAGTGCGGCGAGCCGCAGGCGCACGCCTTCCTCATCCGGCACAGCGTCCGGGAGGAGAAGTGAGCACCGCGGACTCCCCTGGCGGGAAGGACGTGTGGCGCGGCACCCCCTTCAGCCCGGCGGTGGCCAACTCCCTGTCCGTGAACGAGGTCCGGGTGTACGCGCTCATCGCCTGGCACGCGGCCACCCGCACCCGGATTAGCTTCGTCGCGCTGGGCCGCGTACGCGGCGAGCAGGGCACCGAGCTGGGGTGGGTGGAGGCCCGCCGCGTCGTCAACGACCTGCACGACCGGGGGCTGCTCCTGGTCACCGGCTGGAAGGACGCCGCGCGTGACACCCCCCTGGCGTTCTACCTGTCCCACATGCCCCCGCCCACCCGGGTGCCCCGCTACCTGCGGGACGGGGAGGGCCGCGTCGCGGTCGGCGGCCGGTTCACCGCCCCGGCCACCCTGGACCCCGACCTGCTGGCCGAGCTGCAAGCCACCGGCGAACTCCTCAAGCGCCACCAGCAGGTCCCCGGGGACCAGCGCGACGGGAAGTGGATCGCCAACCTGGCGACCTACACCGAGGCGCGGGCCGCCGCCTTCCACCAGTGGGCCAGCGTGGACGCCGCCCAGGTCATCAAGACCCAGGCCGACCGGCTCACGCTGGCCGCCCAGGACATCCGCGTCCAGGCTGCCAACCGGCTGGCCACCGAGGAGGCCAAGGCACGCAAATGACCACCCGGGAACCCACCCCACCACCCACCCACCACTGCGTGAACTGTGCCAAGCCCCTGTACCGCGAGGACCCCGAGTGGCCGTGGAAGGACCCCCGGGGCAAGTGGAAGTGCCCCGGCCACCCGCGCGCCGGACAGTCCGTCGTCACACCGCACGTCGCCGCACCCGGCGTCGCCTGACCCGCAAGGAGACCAACCCCATGACCCTGCCCGCCATCCCGCCCGCCCTGCGGCACCTGGGCGACGACATGGAGAACCTGCACCAGCAGCTCCGCACCCGCAAGGAGGACGGCGGCTCCGCCCACATCCACAACCCCGCCGACCTCTACGCCACCTTCACCGCCCTGGTCAAAGCCCTCGACCTGGTCCCCACGATCGTCCACCAGCTCCTGGACCACCTGCACGCCTGGGACGAGCGCGGTACCCTGCTGCTCACCCCCCTGACCCCGGCCGACCACACCGTGGCGGAGGGCGTGGCCATGATGGACCTGGCGGTGTCCTCCGCCATGGGCGCCCAGGAGCACACCGGCCGCTCCCTGGCCACCCTCCTGATGGTCCTCTCCCACTACTCCCCGAACGTCGCGGAGCGCGGCCCCGGCGAAGAAGCCATGTCCCAGGACGACGCCCGCACCACCCGCCAGGCCATCCGCTACCTGGAGCGCCGCGTCCACGACAACGGCGTGAAGCCTTTCAACGGCGACCTCGTCGACCAGCAGTGGCTGTACCTCATGCTCCAGGTCACCGGCCAGGCCCTCCAGGAAGGCCGCCGCGCGGACGCCGTCAAGACCATGACCGACCCCTCCATCAGCGACGGCACCTGGCGCCCGCGCCTGCTGGCCCTGCTGGTGGACCTCGCCCAGCTCCTCGCGGGCGTCCAGGACAACGGCAGGGAGACCCTGGCATGAGCGTCACCACCCTGACCTGCTCCGGCAAGCGCAAGCACTACGGCCTCATGTGCCAGGCCCTGGCGGTGTGGGCGATCAAGGGCGCCGACGGGTACTGGCACGGTGCCTGCCACCAACACCCCCACCAGGTGCTCAAGCGGCTCGGAGCAGACGGGACCAAGCTGACGGTGCAGCTCGCCACCGAGGCGATGGCGGAGAACGCCCGGCTGCGCAACCTGCCGGGCGTCCTGACCCGCGCGGAAGAGCTGGTGGAGGTGCTGCGGCCCCTGGTCCTGGAGGCGGCCGACCTGGTGCCCGGCCGGACCGGCGGCGACGACCGCTGGACAGTGCACCGGGTGCGCCTCATCCTGAAGCGGCACGCCGATGAGGAGTGCGACGACGCGGTGGCCGCCGAACTCCTGGAGCTGCTGGACGAGGAGAACGTCGTGGAGCACCAGGGGGAAGGCGTCTATGTATGCGTCGCATCCCTGCCCGGGTAGGAACCAACCGCTTATGACCACGGTGTGTTACCGTGTAAGGGACTGGGTACATGCCGCAGAGGGAGGAGGGTGACATGGCGATCTACCAACCGAGAACGGGTGAGTTCGGACATGTGGCCAAGCTGGGCAGGGTGAACGCTCTGCGGCAGCTTGAGCAGGCGGGGGTGATCACGTATGAGGACTACCTGCCGACCACGCCGCCGCAGTTCGTGCTCCGCAACGCCGAGGGCGTCGAGCGTCGGCCCACCGGCCGGGAGGTGCCCGTGTACGTCCTGGGCGCGGCGGACCTGATGCTGGCCGTCCGCGCGGACATGCTGGACGCGATCAACGCCGCGTACGCCAAGCCGAGTGTCGTCGACCGCGAGACGCTGGCAGATGCCATCCTGGACGAGCTGGACGCCAGGTTCGGCGCAGCGGTCCGGCAGGCAGCCGAGGGCTTCGAGGCCCATGAGGGCGTCGGGGAGATGGCCGCAGCGTCGTAGCCGTCGCCCGCCGGGATGCTCCTCCCGGGCGCCTGGTTAGTCCCCGAGCAGGCCCCACCCACCTGGGTGGGGCCTCTCGTTTACCCCCGCGTGTACCAACCGCCTTGCATTTACCATGGTCGTCATGGCAAGGTCTCGGACCACACACCACCCCACCACCCAGGAGGACCACGTGATCCCCGTCCACACCGAACTCGGCAGGGACCTGCCGGAGCTGGCCTGGTGGCACGGCGAGGAGGACGACCCGAAGCGGCTGACGGAGCGGTTCAAGGCGCCGTCCTTCGACGGCTGCTTCTCCAAGCCGGACGGCGGGCTGTACACGGCCGTGCTGCGCGACTTCGGCAACGGGCTGCCGGACTCCCAGTGGGCGCAGTACAACGACCGCAACTCGGTCAAGGACCACCCGTATGTCTCCACCGTGGTGCCGGAGGCGGACGCGCGGTTCGTGGTGGTCGACTCCCAGGCGGACGCGGTGGCCGCCGCGCAGGCGTTCCCGGCCGCGCCCGGCTCCGGCCTGCTGGCCCGGGTCCTGGACCCGGACGACCTCGCGGAGTTCAAGGCGCGGGTGCCGGACCCCTCCTCGGCCATGGCGGGGCTGCTGGGGTACGGCGACCGCCAGCCGCCCCTCGTGGACTTCACGCTCCTGGAGCAGCACCAGTACGCCGGGGTGTACCTCACCGCCCGGGGGATGGTCGAGTGCCAGTGGGGTTCGGCCGACTTCCCCTCCTTCCGGATGTGGGACGTGGAGACCGTCTGGTTCCGTGCTCCGGAACTGCGTGTAACCGGGACCTCGCGGTGGGTGTCCGTGTAGGACGGAGGGGGGTGGGTGGGTTCCCACCTGGGTGACCACCCCCCCCATGTACCGAAACCTGACCAGCAGGTCACCCCCTGTGTTAGGGTGGTGGTACACGGTACAGAACGGCAGCAACCACCGGAGGAGACCCATACCCATGACCACCGCACCACCGGCCGCCGACCTTGAGGCGGACGACGTACGGGACCCCGGCTGGGTCCGCGTCGGCCAGGCCATCAAGGACGACCGGCAGCGCCGGGGATGGTCGCGCCCGCACCTCGTGCAGCGCGCCACCAGCAACGGCCAGCACCTCACCGACCGCACCCTGACCCTCATCGAGCAGGGGCGCATCGAGTGCAAGGGCGGCGCCAGCCTCCACGCGGCGCGGCTGGCGTACGCACCCCTGGGCTGGACCGAGAACCTGCGGGCGCGCATCCAGATCGACGGCGCCAAGCTCCCGCCGCTGCCCGACGTGCGCGCACCGCGCCGGTCCGTGCAGCCCGCCGCCTCGCTCACCACGTCCCTGATGGCGTGCCGCCCCGAGCAGGTGGCCCGCCTGGACCACGAGCTGACCGAGTGCGTGGAGCGGGTGCGCTCCGAGCTGATCCGCCTGGGCATGGGGCTGACCCTGTCCGGCACGACGGCCGACCAGCACCACGCCGCCGCGTCCCGCCTGGCCCGCCACCTCATCACCACCCGGGTGATCAACACCCTGGCCGAGGTGGAGGACAACGACTACACCGCCCCCTTCCAGGAGCCCCCCTCATGACCTTCCTCGTCTACGCCACCTGCCTGGGCGCGGGAGACCTGACCCAGTACGCCCCGGTGGGCGAGCAGCACGACGGCCCCGCCGTGGGGTTCGTCAGCCTACTGTCCGCCATCGAGCGTCAGCAGGTGCACAAGGGCGGACACCGGTGGGGGCCGGACCCGCGCGGTCTCGGCTGGGAGCTGTGGCAGGTGGGGTTCATCCCCCGCCCGCTGGCGGCGGCCACCGACACCGACCCGCACCCCGTTGTCCGACCCGCCCTGTACGACCTGCTCGGGGGTGTGCGGCCCGTCCTGGACCTGCACACCTGGTGGGCCGACACGTTCTGCACGGTCACCTACCAGGCCCCGAGCAGGGCCACCACGGTACGAAGCCTCACTCCCGCCAACGGTGCCGGGACTGATCTAGGAAGCGAGACCACCGCATGACCAGCGACAACAACAAGGACATGGTCGACCTGATCAAGGCGATTGGGGACACCCCGGGCTTCCGCCTGGCCAGCGCCAACAGCGGGAACTTCAAGGCCGTGCGCACCATGCTGGAGCACGCCGGGCACGTGGTGTCCGAGGAGACGAAGACCCTCTCCATCCGCTCCAAGAACAGCAGCTTCAAGGACACCGTCGCCGACCTGAAGCACAAGCTGGGATGGTCGCAGGAGCTGCACGACGAACTCCAGGAGATCGTCCGCTCCCACCGGGTGGCCGAGACGGACTGCACCCTCGCCGTCACCGAACGGCTGATGGACGCCTTCGTGCCCGGCTGGAACAAGGAGCCCGAGCCGGAGGTCGAGGAGACCCCCGAGCAGCGCCGTGAGCGGGTGCGCCACGCCCGCATGCTCGGCGGCACCGGCTCCGCGAAGTCCAAGGCGGGCCAGGCGGTCGGCGGGTCCACCAGCGCACCGCCCCAGGTCATCCACGAGGCGGGCGCCATCCGCGCCGAGCGCGTCAGCCCGGAGCGCGCCCTGGACCTGCTGGTGACCATCGCCGACTACCAGCGCAAGCTGAAGCCCGCGAAGGTCGCGGAGTTCATGCGCAAGATGAAGGAAGGGGAGTGGAAGCTGCTGGCCTCCGACCCCATCTGCATCGACGTGAACGGCAAGCTGTGCAACGGCCAGCACCGGCTGGAGGCCGTCTACCAACTGGAGAAGGGCCAGGACTTCTACGTCGCCTACGACGTCGACCCGGACACCTACGACGTCATGGACCGGGGCACCCGGCGCACCACCGCCGACATGCTCTTCGGCCAGGCCCGCCGCGACGGCACCAGCCGCCCGGACGTGTCCGCCGCCCCGCTGGCCTCGCTCCTGAAGATGCTCTACCTGTGGGAGAACATCCCGCAAGAAGGATGGGCCGGTGAGCAGCGCCACGTCCAGGAGCACCAGGTGATGGACGCGCACAAGGCGCACCCCAACGCGGAGGACTCCGTCGCGCACGGCCGCCTGACCCGGCTGAAAATCCGGCCCACGTCCGCGATGTTCGCGCACTACATGATCGCGCACGCGCACGACTTCGACCCCGAGGTCGTCAAGATCCTCGACGCCTGGTACGAAGAGCTGCGCACGCCGCGCCGCATCCGTCCCGGCGACCCGGCGTTCGCCCTGCGCGAGTGGTTCCTGGGCGGCGAGATGGACCGCGTCGCCAACCGCAAGTCGCTGCCCACGAAGTTCCACGAGCAGTTGTTGCAGACGTACCTCATCCTGCGCTGCTGGGACAACACCACCATCGGCAAGTCGATGATGCGCCTGTCCTGGAAGCCGGACTTCCAGATCACCACGGCGGCCCGCGTCACCGACCGCATCAGCTTCCCGCCCAGCAGCTAGGACCCGGTCTGGGCGGGGCGCTTCCTCCCCCCGCCCAGACCGCGCGCCCCGCCAGCCGCGCGGGGCACGGCCCGCCCCCAGCCGATCGGGGGCGGGCCACCCAACCACCCACCCACCTGCCCACCCGGGAGGCACCGCATGGCCACCGGCTACCAAGGACCAGGCCGCACCCTGTTCCACCGTCTCAGGCGCGGCCACGTCGGCGCCGTCCTGATCGAGGAGACCTGGTGCGGCATCAAACCCGACCGCACCACCTGGACGGCCCACAAGGGCACCGAGCCCGACTGCACCCGGTGCGCCCGCGCCTGGCAGCGCCACCTCGACACCCAGCAGCCGTTCGCCCCGGGCGAGAAGGTGCTCTACACCAGCAAGCGGCACCCCGGGCTGATGCACTTCCTGCCCCAGTACTCCGGCGGCAACAAGCCGATGGCGTGGGCCTGGCGCGTCAACGGCGCCGACCGCACCCACTGGCTGGCCAGCGAGGACCAGCGCGCCCCGCGCGGACGTCCCATCCAGCTCGGCCTCGGCATCGTCGGCGTGGAGCCGGTGGGCTACCACACCACCGTCCTGGCGGCCGTGGAGTGGACCAAGATCCTCGTCGTCAACGGCGCCCTCGTACCCCTGTACCGCAAGCTGCGCGCGGGCACCTGGGACCCGCAGGCCGAAAACCTTCCGCTGAGCGACACGGCCAGCGGAGCTATGAAGGAGACCAACCCCGCATGAGCACCAGCACACTGCCGCGCCACGGCGCGGCCCCGGACACCGATACCCCCGCCTACGTCGCGGTCGCCGTCGCCTCCCTGGGTGACGTCGCCGCCGCGTCCCTGGCCCCCTGGCTCGCGGTCGTCAAGGACCCCGCCGCCCGGCGGGCCGTCATCCTCGCCATCGGCTGCGTCAAGGGCGGTGTCGGCAAGTCCACCACCGCCATCTTCCTGGCGCTGGTCTACTCCCTCCTCGGCGCGCGCGTCCTGGTCATCGACGCGGACCCCAAGAACGGCGCCTCCCGCAAGTGGGCACGCCGCGCCAAGAAGGCGGGCACCGCCCTGCCGTTCCACGTCGTCGCCTTCCCCTCCTCGGACCTGGCCGAGGAGATCGAGGAGAACGAGTGGGACCAGGAATACGACCTCATCGTCATCGACACCGGCGGCGAGTCCGACCGGATCTGGAAGGCAGCCGCGACGCTGGCCGACCGGCTGCTGATGACGTTCTCCCCCTCCCCGGCCGACCTGGACGCCCTGCCGGAGACCGCCGAGGCCATCGCGGAAGCGGTGCGCAACTCCTCCGGCGACAAGCTGGTGGACATCCTGCTGGTGAAGGTCAAGGGCAGTTCCACCATGGGCCGCAACGCCCGCAACGAGCTGGCCAAGGTCGGACTCGCGGCGATGTCCGCGACCATCCCGGACCTCACGTACTACCAGCTCGCCTACGGCACCTGCCCCAAGGACCCCCGGCACTACCGCCGGGTGCAGCACGAGCTGGACAACCCCCCGACGGACACCGACGGCGACGCCCCGGTGGACAGCAACAAGGAGACCGACGCGTGAAGGCCGACGCATTCCTCACCAGCCTGGGCAAGGACGACGAGGACGACGTCCCCCGCAAGAGGCGCACCGCCAAGAAGGCGGCAGCCGCCGCCCCCGACCCGGCTCCCGCGCCTGCGGCCCCCGAATCCGCGGAGGGCGCAGACGCCCCCGCCCCGCCCCCCGAGGCCGCGACGGCGCCGCCTGCGGCCGAGCCCGACCCCGCCCCGCCGACCGCCCCCCAGCAGCGGGCGGCCGAGCACCGCACCGTGGCGGAGGACGTGGCGATCCCGGGCGTTCCCGCCGGACCCCGCACCCGGCGGGCGATGCCCGAGCCGGTCCACAAGACCAGCGTCGACCTCAAGTGGTCCCTCAAGATGGGCCTCCAGGCTCTGGTGGACCGCGACCTGCGCGGACCGAAGGCAGAACTCAACGACGCCCTCGAAGCCTGGCTCAAGGCCCAGGGCATCGACATCCCCGTGTGGAAGGGTTAACCCATGTGTGACATGCCCGGCTGCCCGTCCAACGACGACTCCCAGCCCATCGAGCTGACCGACGAGAACCGCGCGCACATGAAAGTGGAGGCCACCGCCGCCGCGCTGATGCTCCTGACCCTGTACGCCCGGGGCTGGCTGGACGGCGCGCACGGCGTGCTGGCCGACATCTCCTCCAAGTGGGGTTTCGTCGGCGTCACCCGGGTGGTGTTCTGCCTGGCGCAGACCGTCGCCATCCTGCCGGTGCCGGAGGACTCCCCGCTCAAGGACGCCACCCCCGCCAGCATCCGGGCGAAGCTGACCCGCCTGGCCGGTGAGGAGATGGCCGAGCACGTCGCGGACCAGCTCATCAGCTTCGGCGACCAGGTGCAGTCCGCGTTCAAGGAGCTGGTCGCCATCGCCCGCAAGGGAGCCACCGACGCCGACGAGGACACCTTCAACACCCGCTTCGACACGATCACCGACCAGGACAACATGATGCAGCCCCTCATCGAGGGCGTCATCATGCACGCCGCCGTGGTGTTCACCGCCGCGCAGCGCGAGGGCAACACCTTCGCCCTGGACCAGTTGCAGGCCGCCTGCCGTGCGGGACTGGACCTGGGCAAGCACGACGAGGAGACGGCCAAGGAGATTGCCGACCTCACCGCCCTGCTGCACCTGTCGGAGGACAAGGACCGCTGACCCGGTCCGCCCCCAGCCACGGGGCGCAGGCGGGCCACCACCGGCCGCCTGCGCCCCGTGCGCGTAAGAGGACCCCGGCCCCCCTGGGCGGCCGGGAGAAAGGCAACCAGCCATGAGCACCACCGCACCCCCGCTGCCGCGCCGGGGCAGCCCCGCCTACCTCGCCCGCGTCCACGAGACCGCCCAGTGCCTCACCCTGGACGAGGCCACCGGCCGCCTGCACGCCCTGTGGCACGCGTACGGCTGGCGCTCCACCGTCGACGTGATGACGGAGTGGGTCTGCGCCATCGACTACATCATCCCCACCGCCAAGGAGGCGGGCTACCGGGACTTCACCGGCACCGTCATCACCGACCGGTGGGCGTCCGAGGAGTTCCTGTCCGAGGGCAAGATGCTGGCCGCCGCCATCCGGGCGGCGGCCGACCGCGAGGAGCGCGAGGGCCTGTCCGCCCACGAGTCGTTCTCCCACGCCACCGCCATCACCGACCGGCTGCGCGAGAACATCTTCGCCTGGAAGCCCTACGTCCTCCAGGCGCTGCGCACCGCCCACGCCACCCACGACCGCGAGCGGGTCCGCGCCGTCCTGACCGGCGGCCCCGGCATCAAGGAGCGGGAGTGGTGGGTGCTGCGCGACGGCGCCGCGTACCTCTTCCAGGTGGCCGAATGGCCCATGAGGGCCGCGCGCGACCTGGGCCGTCCCACCGGCCCGCCGCACCTGGGCTGGATCGCCACCGACCACTCCATCCCACCGGCCATGATCATGGCCATGCTTCCCCCTGGAGAGCTGAGCAGTGACTGCTGACCACGACCACGACGACCGCTTCGACCTGCCGCCCATCATGGGCATCCTGTCCGAGGGTGCCGTCAGCGGCATCCAGGTCATCACCGAGGGCGAGCTGGCCGGGATCATCGGGCCGGACATGCTCGACCACCTGATGGCCATGCTCGACCCGCGCGACGTGCAGGTGTACACGCCCAAGCGCGGCACCCAGGACTACCGCGACATGCTGGAGCACGGCGCGGAGGTCACCGACCTGAAGGGCGTCACCTCCGGCCTGGGCCACCTGTGGGACTCCTACCGCTGGCCGGGGATCGTCGACTACATGGAAGTCCTCGTCCAGCGCATCGTCGCCCACCCCCAGCCGCTGGTGCAGGACTCCCGGGGGCGGCCCCGCCTGGACATCATCCTGTCCACCGCCCAGGACGAGGCGCAGTTGATGGAGACGGCCGTCGCCGTCTCGAACGAGCCCTACGCCAAGGAGCAGGGCCTGGACTTCATGGGCGCGCTCGCGGTCGGCAAGGAGCTGGTGCGGCACATGCAGGAGTGGCGCCCCATCTACCAGGAGGCCATCAACCACCAGGCGGACGGGCACCCCGAGCTGGTGCGCCCCGCCCTGGTGAAGCTCCCCGGGCTGCGCGAGGACCGCGACCGCGTCATGCAGGGCGCCCTCGTGCTGGCGCTGGCCGCCATCTCCGTGTCCGATCCACGGGCCGCGCTCGACCAGTGCGTGGAGCACGACACCCCTGAGAGTGAACTGCCCAGGGCACAGCGCAGGGCAAAGGGGCGCAACCGGCACAAGTAGGCTGGCCAATGCGCCAAGGGGCTTGCATGGGGGAGCTGCTGGCGTTAACCATTGGGTACACGCATGCACGGAGAGTGAGGGTCCATGAACAGGCACCATGCCGGGGACGGATGCAGGGGAGAACAGCGCCCGCTGTCCGAGGCCGAGCTGGAAGACGTCGGCGAACGGATGGGCGAGATGATGCTGGCCCTCACCGCCGGTAGGACCCTTGAGGCCATGCGCGCCGGAGCGTGGATCGGGATGCACCTGGGACCGGAGGGAGAGTGGACTCTGGCGCTGCGCCTGGCCACCCAGGTCATCGGCCTGGCCCCCCTCGCCCACTGCGACCAGGACGGCAACCCGCTGCTGGCCCCCGCCTTCCCCCTGGACGACGAACGGGTCCAGTCCATGGCGCACCACTGCATGGCGATGTTCCCCGAGATGCGCGCCCACACCCGGGCCGACATCGACACGGCCCTGGAGGCAGCCGTCCCCCTGGTGGAGCGGTTCGTCCGGGAGTACAGGCTCGACCGCAAACACGACTCCCGCGCCACCTGGGAAGAGATCTACGCCCTGGGCGACACGGAGACGGAGGCCACCCCCGAGCTGGTGAGCCGGGCCGGAGCGTGTTCGGCGCTGCTCACCACCTGGGCCGCGCGCTACAGCGTGACCCGCATCACCGCCTGACCACCCCACCACCCACCCACCCGGGTGGGTGGTGGGCCGCACCAACACCCGCACGGAGAAGTGATCTAGACCAACCCCGCACGGCCCCGCCTCACCGAAGGAGACCCCCGTGCCACACCCGATCCGTCCCGAACTCAGAGAAGTGGACCCCATCACCATGCGCCGACGCGCCATGATCGCAAGCCTCCTCGGTGTCACCTCCGCCGCAGCCCTCCCCGGCTGGGCCGAGGCCGCCGCCCTCACCCCGGACATGGACCACACCACCACCCGGGGCTCCTGGATCAGGGACTTCAACGAAGCCACCTTCGAACTGGACCGCCTCGGCGCCCGGTACGTGACCCACGAGGGCGCCCTGGACCGGCACACGATCATGGAGTCCGGACTGTGGCTGGCCGCCCAGTTCGGCATCCTCGCCGAACGCGCACCGGCCAACCGCACGAAGGAGGCCCGCCGCATGGCCGCCGAGGCGTGCGCGTTCGCCGCCGGGTGCTACATCGACTTCGGCAACAACAAGGCAGCCACCGAGCTGTACGACCGGGGCTACCGCTTCGCCTCCGCCCACCCGGACCTGCGCGCCTTCATCTGGACTCAGTGGAACTGGGTACCCATGTACCGCAGCGAGTGGAGCAAGGTCGCCCGCCGCTCCGACACCGCCATCGCCCTGGCCGAAGCCTCCGGCGGCTTCGCCCTCCTCATGGGCTACGCGCACCGGGCCAAGGCGCACGCGGTGTCGGGCAACCGGCCGGGCGCCCTGGCCTGCCTGGAGCACATGCAGGCCAACCTCGCCCGCGTCCCCGGCGCCGACGCCCCGCACAGTGCGCTGCGCTACTCCAGGTCCAAGGCGTACTTCTCCGCGTCCACCGTGTACGCGGAGCTGGGCGACGCGGAGCGCCAGGCGGACGCGCAGGCACACGCGCTCGCGGACCCCACCCTGGGCTGGATCGACCGCAACCTGATGAAGCTCGGCCAGTGCGCACTCGACCCGGACCCCGAGCACGCCGCCCACCGCATCCGCTTCCACATGCTGTCTCTGCCCCGCGACTCCTTCAACCACTGCGTCAAGGCCGAGGCCGACCGGCAGCTCGCCCGCCTGGCGGGCAGGCGCGGCGCCGGGAGCGAAGTGCGCATGGCGCAGCACTACCTCTCCACCGTCGTGGTGGACCCGGCCAAGGCAGCCTGAACCACCCACCCCACCCGGGGCCGGACGCCACCCGCGTCCGGCCCCGCACCTACTGGAGAGACCGTGGACGCCACCGCCTTCCTCACCGCGCACGCCGTGCCCCTGACCCTCCTCGTCCTGTTCGCCGCCGCCTGGGCGTGGGTCAAGGGCCTGATCGAGCCGCGCCACTACGCCGCGATCATGGGTGCCACCTTCGCCGTGCTCGCCTACCTGGCAGCACTGGAGGGCCAGCCGGTGGCCGCCGTCTGGTACGCCGCCGTCGCCGCGTACCAGGGCGTGCTCTACAACCGCCGCCGCCCGCGCCCGCTCGACGGAAGCCACGAGGCCCTGTGATGGACCACCCCGGAGACTTCTGGACCGTGCTGTCCTGCGCCGTCATGGTGGCGTGGGGCTTCTACGGGACGTGGCGCACACGGCGCCTGCTCGCACCCGCCCGCGCCGCGAGGGCCATCACCGACCGCGAGGCCGCAGCGTTCAAGAGCAGCACCGACCACGCCCGCCGGGTGCACCACGCCGACCAGCTCGCCGCCACGGTCGCCCCGCAGTACACGGCCGTCGGCCGGGCCAAGCAGTGGAACGACCAGGTGTACGTGCCGGTGATGGTGACCCTCGCCGTGTTCACCCTCGGCCTGGCCGTGTGGGGTGTGCGCTAGGCCACCCGTGACCACCCCGGGCGAACCCCCGTTATCACTCACGCGGCGTAACAGGCACACAACACCCCGTGGTGGGTTAGCGAATGTCCGGTATCCGCTGGATAATCGTCCGCCATCCGGGTGACACTAAGGGCATGACGATGATAACGAGCGAGCAGGAGGCGGTCCGTAACGACCGCCTGCACTCGCTTGCTCTCACCACCCGTCAGAAGTTCATGGACGGGCACCGCATGACGATCCGCGAGAACGGCACCGTCCACGCCGTCGACCGCGAGCGCTGGGTGGGTGGCGAGTTCATCCCCCAGCCCCTGTGCCACACCGCCGTCTACGGCTGGAGCCCGGAGGCGCTGCGGCCCACCCGCAAGCCGGTGAGCTGCCAGCGCTGCCTCTTCAAGCTCAAGTCACCCGACGAGATCCTGCTCCCGGCGGGGGACTACCAGCCGCCCCTCTTCTCGCGGTCACTGCTCCTGAACCAGGCTGCCTGACCGGCCGACCCACGCACACCGCTGCCCCCGGGGACCCCCGCCCTGGGGGCAGTGGTGTGCCCGCCCACCTGGGAATGTACCGAGCGCTTGACATCCACCCGAGCCGGGGTGGTAAGGTTTGGGTACACGGTAAAGAACACGGACAAGGGAGACACCATGGCGGTCCAGGATTACACCAAGCCCAGCACCTACCGGACGACGGACGGCAAGCGCACCGCCGAGCTGGACTACCAGCGCGAGACGCTGACGGTCTTCGAGGGACCCCGGACCGTCACCACCATCCCGATGAGCTTCGAGAAGCTGGACACGATCAGCATGTACGAGCTGCGCCAGATCGTGGAGGCCGCCACCGAGGCCCCCGCCACCGAAGAGCACGTGTGCGACGAGCAGGCCGAGCGCAAGCTGTACGGCCGGTACGTCGACAACGGCATCGCCGACACGGACGGCTACTACGCCCCGGAGAGCTTCACCGCCTGGCAGGCCCACTACCACCGCGAGATCGGCCACTTCGCCAAGCGCACCCAGGACTGCACCGCCACCGAGTGCCACGCCCCGGACCACGAGAAGCTGAAGCTCATCCAGCACCTGGGGATGAAGCCCCGCCAGGGCGGCGGGCGCCGTCGCGGCGTCATCCGCAACGAGAGCGTCTGCACCCCCTGCTACGAGGCCCGCCGCGCCGCCCGCGCCGCCTGACCGCACAGCAAGTCGAAGGCCCCCCAGCCGGGCAGGTGGGGGGCCTTCAAGGTCCGAGCAGCATCAAGCAGTGGACGAGCACCACCGTAGCTACCCGGCGGGGATCTCCTCCTGCCAGACACGCGGACACGACAGCAGGGAAAGATCCCACGCCGGGGAGTCCACCAGCGTCGCCTCCCGGATGCGCCAGCCCCGAAACGCCGTCGCCCGGTACATCGGCTCCATCTCCGACCGGTCCGCGCCGAGCCCCAGCCACACCGCCTCCACGGCCAGCGCGCCCGCGTAGTGGCGCCCCCGCTCCGTGTCCCCGAAGTGCCCCGTCGCCATCAGCTCCGCGCCGCGCAGCTCCACCCGCTCGATCACCGCGACCGGCAGCGGCGCCTCCCACTCGTCCGGCTCCCGCCGGTCCGGGCGGCGGCTCACCCGCGTGAACCCGAAGACCGGCACCGGCAGCCACGCCAGCCACTGACGCCGCTCACCGGGCATCGGAGGCAGGAGCACCTTCCCGTCCCGGGTGGCCGTCCCCACCACGGCCAGCGGCGCCTCGAACGACCACCGCACCGCGTCCCCGCTCACGCCTGCACGACCTTGTGCCTGCCCAGGAACTGCCCCAGGTCCGCCACGATGTTCCGGCCCACGTTGTGGGGGATCACCCCTTCGCCGGTGGTCATGAACTCGAAGTAGGCGTTGTCCAGGGGCACGGCGGCGGCCAGCTCCAGGCAGTTCAGGGCGTGGTTGCGCGCGTCCCCGGGGGTCCACTGGCCGACCTTGTGCCCGCCGATGAACACCTTCAGGTACGGCTTGCCCTGCATGGTGATGCCCGGCTCCAGGCCGAGCGGCTGGAGCGCCTGGCGGTCCGCCGGGGGGCGCCGCTTGCGCAGGTCTTCCACCGTCGCCACGGCATGGTCGGCCGGTAGCTCCAGCTTCACGGTGAGCTGCGTGAACACCGCCGCATCGTGCTCCGCGCACACCGCCGCCGCGACAGTGGCCGTGCAGTGCAGCAGCACCTCCTCGTACGTCAGCCACCGCATCGTCTCCCCGCGCGAGAGCACGATGCCGTACCGGCCGTCCGGGGTGACCTCCGAGCACATGGAGACTTCATCGCGCCGCCGGGGCGGACGCTTCACTTTGGGGTTGGTCATGCGGCCCAAGCTACCGGCCCCCGTGGCGCCCGCCGTACGCCCGCCTGGCGCGCGCACGTCACCCGGTGGGGCCATCCGCCCGCGCGCCTCGCCCCCGGCCCGCAGGCGGCCGTACATACTCGCCGCCATGGGCGCAGCGACCTCACCCCCCGACCGCCCCCTCACCGACAAGGACCGGGCAGCGGCCATCCACGCCGCGCTGCGCGACGGCACCGTGACCCGCATCCGCGACCTGATGCACTGGAGCACCGCGGACCTGGCCGACCGGCTCAACGTCCTGCCGTCCCTGGTCGACGGCTGGGAGAAGGGCGAGCACCTGCCCTCCCCGTACGCCTGCGCCAAGCTGTGGACCGTTCTGGTGTGCGCCCTGCGCTACGAGGACGCGCCTGTACCGGACGGCCCGCTCATCCGGCTAGGCTGACCCTGCACGACCGGTTCCTCCGTTACCGGTTCGCGCACCCCTCGGCTGACCCACCCACCCCACCGGGTGGCCAGCACACAACAGCAGCGCCCCACCCTCATCGCATGGGGGTGGGGCGCTGCTGCGTGCCGTGCTACTCGACCGTGAGCAGGTCGCCCGGCTGGCACTCCAGCTCCAGGCACAGGGCCAGCAGCGTGTCGAGCCGGATGAAGCTCACATGCCCGTTGCGCAGCCGGGACAGGTTCGTGGGGTGGATGCCCACCGCCTCCGCGACCTCCACGGCAGTCTTCCCCGAGCGCTTGACCAGCTCATCCAGGTGGACCCGGATCTCCGGCTCGTACGCCTCGGTGCCCGGGGCCACGTCCTGGACCTCCCCGGCGTGGGTCATACGCCCTTCTCCAGCTCCGCGTACTGCCGCGCACCCGTGGTGTACATGCGGCCCACGACGGCCAGCATCCCGGACAGCCCCCACACGGCCAGGCTCACCCCGTCCATGGGCACGTGCGCACCCGAACGGAACCACCCGCCGGACGGCCCGTAGTGGTACCAGGTGCTGCCCAGGATCTCCGTACCGAGCACCACCCACCAGCCGGTCCACAGCCACCGCGTGGCACGCCGGAAGACCTGGGCGTCCTTGGCCGTGTACGGGCGGGCGCCCGCGCTCATGTTGATCTCGATGCGCCACAGGGCGTAGGCCAGCAGGCCGAGCAGGACGGCGAACGTCAGGGACGGCCCCGCCGCCACCAGCCGGTCACCGATGCTCGGGTCGTCCATGCGCACGTACACGGTGCGCACGGTGGACGGCTTGCCGGTGGCGTACTCGTACGCCCCGTTGATCGCGGCTGCCTGCTTGTCGGTCAGGGGCGTCTCCACCCCGGGCCGCAGCAGCGCGGCCACGGCCATGCCTGCCGGGATGAGAGGGGCGGCGATGAGCAGCAGGTTCTCAGCGCGCTTGCGCCAGAACCAGCGGCGCGAGCCGCGCTTCGCGTAGTGCTTCTCGTCGGCGTGGTGGTGGAAGCCGCACTCGGTGCACACCTTCCCGTCGCACACCGGCTCCGGCGCATCCGCCACGGCCGTACTGCCGCCCTCGGGTTCCGGGTCTTCCTTGGTCATATCGGGCATGGTTGGTCTCCGTTCCGCCACCGCCGACTTAGCGGCTGGCGCTAAAGACGTTAGCGAGTCGCGCTACGCGACGCAACCTGGAGTGAAGGGACACCTCACGTGACCGTGGCCGTGGACTTCGACGGAGTGATCCACCGGTACTCCCAGGGCTGGCAGGACGGGACAATCTACGACCCGCCCATGCCCGGCGCCCTGGACGGGCTGCGCGTCCTGATGGGCCTGGAGTCGGTGTTCATCCACACCACCCGCGAGCCGGAGCAGGTCATGCCGTGGCTGGAGGGTCACGGCTTCAGCGTGACCATCGACGAGCGCTGCGGGGTGTGCGCCACGGTCGGTGCCACCACCGACTGCCCCCTGTGCAAGGGCTCCGGTGTGCTGGTGTTCTGGGACGAGCGCGGGCAGCTCCTGGTGACGAACCGCAAGCTGCCCGCCCGCGCGTACCTGGACGACCGCGCCGTGCACTTCACCCGCTGGGACAAGGCGCTGGCCGACCTGATCGGCTACGCCTGAGCGGAACCCGCGACACCGCTTATCGTTACGCTCCGCGTCCGAGCGAACACGAAGGGTTATCTTCGGGAGCACGACCCCCGCACCCGGAGGAACCCCCCGTGGCCAAAGCCAAGATCGCCGCACCCCTGCTGGACCACGTCGTCCCCATCGGCTCCCTCAAGCCGTGGCCCGGCAACCCGCGCCAGGGGGACATCGAGGCCATGGCCGCCTCCCTCAAGACGAACGGGCAGTACCGCGTCGCCGTGGTGCAGAAGTCCTCCGGCCAGATCTGCGCCGGGAACCACATGTGGCTCGCCGCGAAGGACGAACTCGACTGGGACGAGCTGGCCGCCATCACCCTGGAGCTGTCCGACGAGGAGGCCAAGCGCATCCTCGCGGCCGACAACGGCGTGGGGGAGAAGGGCTCCTTCAACGAGTACCTGCTGGCCGACCTGCTCCACGACCTGGCGGGCAGCGACATCGGCCTGGAAGGCACCGGCTACGAACCGGCCGACCTCGAAGACCTCGCCAACATGCTCTCCGCCCCCGACTCCCTGGACAGCCTCGGCGGCACGCACGGCGACTGGGACGACTCCGGCGACGTCACCCCGTCCCCCTCCGAGGCGGACGGCGACGGCGGGGGCGACCCCTCCGGCTGGCCCAAGATCGAGATCGCTCTGCCGCCCAAGCTCAAGGGCCGCTTCGACAAGGCGTTCAACGACCTGGAAGGCGAACCCTGGCAGCGGCTGGAGGCCATCCTCGAAGCCTACGAGCAGGCATGAGCGAGCCCACCCACCCCACCACCCACGCACCCACCCCGGGCGACGGCCGCACCCCGGAGCCCGCGAAGATCCTGTGCTCGTTCCACTACTTCCGCAAGGACAACATCGGGGAGTTCTACGAGCGCGGCCACGGCAAGACCATGATCATGGGGGACTCCGGAGCGTTCTCCGCCCAGTCGGTCGGCGCCCCCATCGCGTACCAGCAGTACGCGGATTGGGTCCGCCGGTGGCGGGCGGTCCTCTTCTCGTACCCGGCGCTGGACGTCATCGGTGACGCGGAAGCCACCTGGCAGTCCTACCGGCGCATGAGGCGCGACAGCCTGGCGCCGCTGCCCGTCTACCACTTCCGCACCCCCATGGACTACCTCAAGCGCTACCTCGACGCGGGGGAGCGGTACATCGCCCTGGGCGGAATGGTCGGCAGCTACGGCAAGGACTCCAAGCAGTGGATCATCCGCTGCTTCAAGGAGGCCGAACCCTACGGGGCCGTCTTCCACGGCTTCGGCCGCACCCGCATGGACGACCTGCGCGACTTCCCCTGGTACTCCGTCGACTCCTCCTCCTTCGCCGCGCCCGCCCGCTACGGGCGCGTCCACCTCTTCGACGGCCACCGCTTCATCGACCTGCGCCGCAACGAACCGAAGTCCCTGTACAAGCACGGCGCCCTGCTGCGCGCCCACGGCGTGAAGCCCCAGGACATGGACAACCGCAACCCCCGGGTCCGCGAGCTGTCCTACCGGGTCGGCACCGTCGCCTGGCGCCGCTGCGAGGAGTGGCTGCGCCACCGCCACGGCCTCGTCCCCGGCCAGCGCCCCGGCGACCCCCCCGGCCCGCACGTCTTCCTCGCCGACGCGGCCACCCACAACGTGCGCTTCGTCGTCAACACGGCCGCCAACCTCCACCCCGGCCCCTACTTCGCCACCCGCCCCCCCTGGGCCGGGAGCAGCCCATGACCCGCGACCTGCCCTGGTGCGACACCGGCGACCCCGACCTCCTCCTGCCGCTGCACCCCTTCCAGTACGCCGAGCGGCTGCCCCTGTGCATCCCGCCCTGCGACCTCGTCCTCTACCCCCACCCACCCACCCCCCCAGGAAGGCCCCGCATGAAGACCGTCGTCTGCCTCTCCGGGGGCCTGGACTCCACCGTCCTGGCCACCTACCTCCAGCGCTCCGAACTGCACGAGGTCCGCTCCGTCTCCTTCTCCTACGGCCAGCGCCACGAACGCCCCGAGCTGATGGCCGCCCGCAACGTCGCCGGAGAGCTGGACATCCCCCACCGCGTCCTGTCACTGAACGGCGTCACCCACGCCTTCGACCCGCACTCCTCCGAACTGCTGGCCACCAACCCCGCCGAGCACGTCCCCGAGGGCCACTACGCCCAGGACAACATGAAGGCAACCGTCGTCCCCGGACGCAACCTCCTCATGATCGCGGCGGCCACCGCCTACGCCCAGTCCTGGGGCTGCACCGCCGTCGCCATGGCCGCCCACGCAGGCGACCACCCCGTCTACCCGGACTGCCGCCCCGAGTTCCTGATGGCCGCAGGCTCCGCCACCAACCTGGGCTACGACGTCCACCTGATCTTCCCCTTCGCCGACGTCACCAAGACCGACATCGTGGAGACCGGCCACAAGCTGGGCGCCCCCCTCGCCCTGACCTGGTCCTGCTACAACGGCGGCGCCATCCACTGCGGCCGGTGCGGCACCTGCGTGGAGCGCTACGAAGCCTTCCGCGACGCCGGAGTCACCGACCCCACCGAGTACGCGGACACCTCCCTCGCCCAGGAGGTCACCGCATGAGCGACTTCATCAAGACCCCCTTCACCTTCCGCGACGAGGACGGCAACCGCCTCGTCGTGGACCGGCAGACCGACGCCCTCACCTTCCGCACCTCGTGGGCAGACGGCGACACCGGCCCCGTGGTGCGCATCCCCCTGCACTCCCTGTCCGTCGTCTTCTCCCACCTCATCGCCACCGCCACCGCCGACCCCGCCCAGGAGCACCCCACCCATGCCTGACCTCAACCGGATCACCAGCGACGGCGAAGCGGAGGTGCAGCTCAAGCACCACTTCGACGCCGCGCACCGGCTGCCCCACCTCGCGGGCGGCAGCACCAAATGCTTCAACCTCCACGGCCACACCTGGGGCGTCACCCTCTCCCTGGCCGGACCCATCCAGCCCGACATGACCGTGGTCGAGTTCAGCGGCATCAAGAAAGCCTTCCGCCACTTCGTGGACGAGGCGTTCGACCACGGAACCCTCCTCGGCCTGCACGACCCCCTCGTCCGCGTCTTCGAGGAGTACGGGCTGAAGCACTTCGTGTTCGGCCAGGACTCCCACTCGGACGGCATCCCCTGGCCCTCCGTAGAAGGCGTGACCGCCGTCCTCGTGCGCTTCGCCCACTCCCTCGCACTCCCCCCGGGCTGCCGCGTGTCGGGCATGTATGTCTCCGAGACCGTGTCCAACGCCGTGCAGTGGAGGCCCTGATGACCCACCCCGACACCACCCCCCAGGCCGTGCCCGCCATCCTGATCACCGACCACGGCTCCCGCCCCCTGGTCCCCGGCGAGAGCGCCGACCTCGGCCCCGCCACCATCCCGCTGGAGCCCGAGGCGAACTGGTCCACCCACCTGCCCGTCAACGAAGTCTTCGGCCCCGTCATCCAGGGCGAAGGCCCCTACGTGGGCAGGCAGGCATCCTTCATCCGGCTCGGCGGACAGAAGGCGGGCGCCGGGTGCAACCTGAGCTGCCCTCCCTGCGACACGAAACCCACCTGGGACGCCGACCAGTACGACCTCGCGGCCGAGAACCCCATGACGTTCGTGGACCAGATCGTCCGCGACGTCGGCCGGTGGAACACCCCCCTGAAAGTCATCTCCGGCGGCGAACCCCTGCTGCACCAGCAGCGCGTCGCCTGGGAACGCCTGCTCCGCGGACTCATCAAGCTCGGCATGGGAGGCATCCACGTCGAGACCAACGGCACCATCGCGCCCAACGACATCAGCCGCTTCCTGGTGAGCCACTTCTCCGTCTCACCCAAGCTCACCTCCATGGGCGGCAACGACCCCGAGGGCAAGCGCATCAAGCCCGCCGCCCTGGAAGCCTTCCGCGAGCTGGCCGACCAGGGCCACGCCTGCCTCAAGATCGTCTGCTCCACCGAGGCCGACGTCGAGGAGGCAGCCGCCTTCGCCGACGCGCACGGCTTCCGCCGCGAACACCTCTGGGTCATGCCGGAAGGCGACACCCACGACAAGGTCTCCCTCACCTCCGCCCGCATCGGCAACACCGCCGTCCGCATGGGAGCCAGCTTCTCCCCGCGCCTCCACCTCCAGATGGGAGTGCGCTGACACCATGAACACCCCCTCCGCCCCGTACCACGTGGACTACCTCAGTCTGCGCGCCACCGCCGAGGAAGGGGTACGCGCCATCCTTCAACTGATGGGCGACGACCCCGCCCGCGACGGCCTCAAGCGCACCCCCCACCGGGTCGTCAAGGCCATGCTGGAGATGAGCACCCCGCCCATCCCCGACGACCCCGGCGAGCTGCTGGCCACGAAGTTCGACTGCAAGCAGGTCGACCAGATGGTCACCGTGGGCGGCGTCCCCTTCACCAGCCTGTGCGAGCACCACCTGTCCCCGTTCACCGGCCGCGCATGGATCGCCTACCTGCCCACCGACGGATTCGTGGTCGGCCTCTCCAAGCTGCCGCGCGTCCTGGACTACTACGCCGCCCGCCCCCAGGTACAGGAACGCCTCGCCCAGCAGGTCACCGCCGCCCTCGTGGAGCACGTCGGCCCCGACGCCGCCTGCGTCCTGGACGGCGTCCACTCCTGCATGAGCACCCGGGGCGCCCGCAAGCCCGGGGCCGTCATGCGCAGCTCCTCCCTGACGGGGAAGTTCCGCGACGACCCAGCCGTGCGCGCGGAGTTCCTGGCCATGGTCGGCACCGTCCAGGGAGCGTGATCCGGTGCCTTTGCCGACCAAGCCCATCGTCCTGGCAACGGACGGCCGCCACCCCTGGGAGCAGCAGGTCGGTGAGGGCAAGACCCGCTACGCCCAGTTCGTCGCCTACCGGGAACAGGGACCCACCCGCCGCCTGGAGAAGGTAGCCGAAAGGTTCGGGATCACCCGCTCCTCCATCAAGCAGTACGAGCGGGTCTACCTGTGGCACCAGCGCGTCCAGGCGTTCGACAAGCACATGGACGACCAATGGATTCTGGCCCTTCGTGAGCACACGAAGACCATGGTCCAGCGCCACCTCCTGATGGGGGACAAGGTTCGCCTCAAGGTCATGGCCCGGCTGGAGAGCCTGGACCCGGACAAGCTCACCCCCACCGAGCTGGTGCGCCTGGCCGACCTGTACTCCAAGCTCACCCGGGTCGCGCTCGGGGAACCGGAGCAGCACATCGCGGTCACCGGCAAGCAGGGCGCGGCGCCCATCCAGATCACCTCGGTGCCCGGGGACGACGCCTCCCGCGAGGCGCAGATGCGCGCGGCCACCGTGGAGCTGGCCCAGCGCCTTGGCCTGGAAGCCGTGGCGATGGACGCCGAGGACGTACTGGAACTGCCGGAGTGATGGCCCTCCGCTGAACGGCGCTCCCTGGGTGGCCACCCACCCAGGGGACGCGGAATGTACGGATCATGACAACGCCCTACGCGGACCTTTCCACCGAGCAGCTATGGGCGGAGCGCCGCCGCCTGGCCGCCCTGAAGAACCCCGCCCTCATGGGCCGCTACCTGGACCCGGAAGCCTTCGCCATCCGCGCCCACACCCGGCTCATCGGCAACACCTGCACCGAGCTGGGCAGCGACTACGACCGGCTCCTTCTGACCACCCCACCCCAGGTCGGCAAGAGCACCCTGGTTTCGGAGCTGCTGCTGTTCTGGTGGCTGGCCCACCACCCCACGTCGCAGAACGCCGTCGTCTCCTACGCCGCGTCCCTGGCCCTCAAGAAGTCGCGAGCAGTACGGCGCCACGTCCGCGAGCGCGGCCATCACTTCGGCCTGGAGGTGCAGCGCGGCGAGTCCAACGTCTACGACTGGTCCACCACCAACGGCGGCGGGGTGCGCGCCACCGGCGTGGGCGGCTCCCTGACCGGCTTCTCCATCACCGGCGTGGGCATCGTGGACGACCCCCACAAGGACCGGCGCGACGCCGACTCCCTGCGCATGCGCGAGCGGGTGTGGGAGTGGTGGTCCTCCGTCATGCTCTCCCGCCTGCGCCCCGGCGTCCCCATCGTCCTGGTGCTCACCCGCTGGCACGAGGACGACCTTGCCGGACGCGTCCTGCGCCACGAGGGCGACCTGGCCAAGGGCGGCCGGTGGAAGGTCATCCACCTGCCCGCCATCGCCGTCACCGACCTGGACCCCCTGGGCCGCTCCATCGGCGACCCCCTCACCCACCCCGCCCTGCTGGACAGCGACCGGGCCGGGCTGCTCGCGCACTGGGAAGACAAGAAGGCCACCAGCACGCCCCGCGACTGGGGCGCCCTGTACCAGGGCGACCCGCAGCCCGCCGAGGGCGCCCTGCTGACCCGCGACGAACTGGCCGCCCGCCGCGACTTCAACACCCGGGCGGGCACGGTCCGCGCCGCCGTCTCCATCGACCCCTCCGGCGGCGGCCGGGACGTCGCCGGGATCATCGGCGGCTTCCTGGGCGAGGACGACCGGCTCTACATCACCCACGACCGCTCCCGCTCCATGACCTCCGACCAGTGGTCCAGGAAGGCGTGCCTGCTGGCCCACGAAATCAACGCGACCATGATCGTCTACGAGAAGAACTACGGCCGCGACCTCGTCGCCCTGGCCATCGGCACCGCCTGGGACAAGCTCAAGCGCGAAGGCGCCATCCCCAAGGACGCCCTCAAGCCCTACCTGGTGGACGTGTGGGGCCGCACGGGCAAGTACCTCCGCGCGGAGCCCATCGCCCAGCAGTGGCGCGAGGACCGCGTCCGCACCGGCCGCTACCTCCCCGAGCTGGAGGAGGAATGGGCGACCTGGCAGGTGGGCCACAAGGAATCCCCGGGCCGCATCGACGCCTCCGTGTACCTGGGCTACGCACTCCTCAAGGTCCCCGGCGCGAGCGAACACATCGGCAACCCCGCAGGCGTCTCCCTCAACGCCGCCGCACAGGCGGGCGGCGGGCTCGGCTCCATCTCCCTGGGCCGGGGCAACGGCCTGCCCGGCGGCCGGTAGCCTTGCCAGCGGGACGGAGCGGCAGGCCCCGTCCCAACGGCAGTTAGTCGTGGTGGCCCGGGGGACCCCGGGAAAGCCCACATACGGGCAGCCTGCCTCCGATAGCGTGTGCGGGTCAGCGCCCCGGGTCGGCCAGTTCTCCCTCGGCCCGGGGCACCTTCATGCCCTGGGGTCAGGCAGCCGGGTGGGCCAGCGGACAGGGACTGTCGCAGCCGTTCTTCCCGGTGGTGCACTCGTGCTTCTGCTGGGTGTACTTGACCCCGATCTCCTCCTGCTGCTTGGCAGCCGCCTTCTTGCTGGCGGTGGTCCGGCCGGACCCGTTGCCGGTCTTGGCCGCCTTCACCGTCTGACCACTGTTGCCTTTGCCTCGTCCGAGCAGCGCCATGGGTCAACTCCCGTTCCGTGTATGAGCAGTTACAGGGAGCAGCCTCGCAGCACGACCCGGGGCCACGGGCGGGAACCGGACAGGCGGGCGTACGGTGCAGATCATGACCAACCCCACCCGCTACAGCCTGATCATCCAGGGCCACAACCCCGCCCCGCAGGGCTCCAAGGCGTACGCCGGACACCGCTACAACGAGAAGGCGGGCCGTGAGCTGCCGGTCCTGCGTGAGGAGTCCGCACGCGTCGGACCCTGGCGTGATGCGGTGTGCTCGCTGGCCGCCGCCGCCAAGGGACGCCAGAAGCTGCGCCAGCCGCTCGACGGATGGCTGGAGGCATCCATGGTGTTCGTGATGCGCCCCTCCGCCAAAGCCCTCAAGGAGATCGCGAAGGACCCGCGCGGCACCTTCCCCGACACCCGGTATTACGGCGACCTGGACAAGCTCCAGCGCTCCACCCTGGACGGCCTCGCGGACGCGAAGGTCATCGCCGACGACGCCCGGGTGGTGTCCATCCAGGCCGTGAAGGTCTTCCCCGGCTTCTTCCCCCGGCTGGACGACTGCGGCGCGTACATCCGGCTGCGCCTCCTGGACCCCGACAGCCTGCGTCTGTGAGGGCCGGGGGCGACCGGCCGCGCCTGTACCGTGGGGCCGGGTGTTCACTACCACGCCCGGCCATCCATCCCACCAGGAGCCCCGCATGGAACCGCAACCCCTCAGCGACACCGACATAGACGGCCAGGTCGAACATGCCGTGGCGAGCGCCCAGCAGGTCGAGGGCATCAAGCGCCAGGTGCTGGCAGAACTTGAGAAGCAGGGGCACGACGTGGAAGGCGGCCGGTTCATCCTGGCGCACCGCCTGCCGCCCCGGACCACCACCGATTAGCGACCCCGGGGCGCCGGTACCTTGGCCCCCATGACCAACCCCGACCGTCCCGAATCGGAGACCGAGCGCCGCGTGCGCTGGTCGACCACTGCCACCGAGGCGTACACCGCCCTGTACGCCCTGTACGAGGAGCTGCGCGAGTCCGGCCACGCCTACGCCTGGGCCACCGCCTACGAGGCGTCCGGTGCGGCCGGGATGCTGCTGGCCGACCTGCGCGAGCTGCTGAACGAACGCACCATCCCACCCACCCACCCCGCCACCCAGGAGGCTCCGGCCGCGCCGTGCCGCATGACTCAGCACTGCGCGGCCTGGGGATGGTGCAACCGCTGCGACCCCCGGGCGGGCGCCGTCGTCCAGCTCGTCGTCAAGGCCGTGGACGCCATGGCCGTCCCCCCCGGCCGGGCAGGCAGCACCTACGCGGCGGTCATGGACCTACTGCGCACCCCGCCCGCCCCCGCCCTGTCCGTGCTGGACGTGCCCGCCGAGCTGCCCGAGGTCCGCTGCAACCACGCCATGCTCCGCCAGCCCCACATCCCCCACATCTGGGAAGCGCAGCCCGGCAGCCCCCAGGCCGCGTGCCCCGGCTACCCCCCGAAGGAGGACCCTTGCCCCGGAAAGTGATCCGCGAGGACTCCTACCAGTGCCCCGAGTGCAAGCACTGGTACGGGGAGCACATGAACACCCGCCTGCTGGCCCGGCACAAGGAGCGCGGGGGCGATCCCTACGAGCTGTGCCACGGCTCCCTGCACTCCCTGCACGGCCTGCCCCACCAGAAGAGCGGCCACCTCACCACCCCTTTCCGGGGGCACGAGCAGACCGAACTGTTCCCGATCACGGGGGAGCTGCTGTGAACGCGCGCAAGCGGGCCAGGCGCCGGGCCGAACGCGAGCGCCCGACCGTGATCATGCAGGAGGAGTACCGGCCGCACTACACCGACCCGGCCGTCTACTTCATCCCCGCCCTGGACGGCAACGGCCGCGCCGTGGTGGTGGCCATCACCCGCGCGCAGGCCAGGAAGCTGGGCTTCTCCGAGGGCCTGATCCAGCGGGAGATCGCGGAGGCGTGGAAGCGCATCGCGTGCGCGAGGAGGAAGGTGGCCGGGGCGGCCGGGGAGTCGAACCCCGAGCCGGACTCCGGGGCTATGCATCGCGACACCGCAGTCCCTGCCGCACCCCTGGTGACGTCTCGCCCGGATGCGTCGCAGGCCCTTGCGCTCACCGCCTCGGCCGAGACCAGTCTGCCATGGGACGCGGACCCGGATGTCCGGGTGGAGCTGTACCTGGACGGGCCGCGCGGGATGGCCAGGCCGCGTCCGGTGGACTGGGAGCAGTGGAGCGAGGCGCAGCGCACGGATTTCATCGACGCCATAAAGCGCGAGCTGCTGGGCAACACCGTGGCGTTCTCCCTCAAGGGCATCCGCGACTGGGACTACACGGGTCCCAGTGAACTGCCCGACCGCTGGTAGCGGGTCGTGCTCGTGGCTGTGTGCGCGCCTGCGGGCCGGGCAGCACGACGGCCCCCCACCGGACCGAACAAGGCGTGAACGTAACGGCAGGGGGCCGTACAGCGGCGGCCCGACCGTGGACTGCCAGGCGGCACTCTACCGGTCCGCGATCATGCGAAAGGCCCCGCCGGTCAGAGCGCACTTCCCACTGCGTGGGAGTACCCGGCGGGGCCTATCTGTGGACGCGCGACCCGAAGGAACATCGCCCCGTCAGTATGGGGCTCACATGATCCGGCGCAGGCGAACGGCGCGCAGGAACGTGTACCGCTGCTTGGCGAACTCCAGGTGGCTGAACACTTCCGGCGGGACGCGCAGCATCTCCCACGCCCCCACGGTCGGGATGCTCAGCAGGTACCCGGGTTCCGCCACGATGCCCTCGCGCTCCAGGAACCCGCCGATCAGGTTGAGCGTGGTCTGGATGTCCTCGCGCGCGTGCCCCCACGCACACAGTTCCGGCTGGCCCTTGAGGGTCCGGCCGATGGTGTAGCCGAAGTGGGGGGCGGGGTCGCCGGGGGTGTCGCTGTCCGCGACGCACACGGCCCAGCCGCTCTCCGCGATCAGGGCGTCGATCTGCGCGTCGTGGGCCGCGCGCTCCCTGGCCGCCTTCTGCCGGAGGCGGTCTTCCTGCTGTGCGAGGCGCTGCTGCATCGTCTTGCTGATGGTTGCCATGGGGGTGAGCCTACGTGCCAAGGCGTGGGGCCATTCGAGTGGCGTTCTGTGGCATAGTGGTCACCGCAGGCGACACCGTCACGGGCTGACCCTGCGCCCCTGCTGGCCGGTGAGGTTGGCCGGGGCAGCCTCTCTCCCTTGATGTCGTGTCGGTGGTGGGAGGAACGGCCGGAGTAATGATCCGGTCCCCGCATCCGACTGGTGGTCCGCACCGGGCGGGCGCGGATGAACACGGCAGGACCCGGGTCCTGCTATGACGGAGCCCCGCCGGGTACGGCCGCGAACAACCGGCCTGGCGGGGCTCCGCTTGTTTCAGATGGCGTCGCGCCTGCGGAAGGCCGCTTCGCCCTCGGTGTGGACGCGTCCGGCCGGGAGGCAGTGGCGGGCGTAGAGGAAGATCCGCGCCCCGTTGTGGAAGCGCACGTTGAGCCCGTACGGCACGGCCCCGGGCTTGGGGCGGTCGGCGTACAGCTCCACGGCCGCCGTCTCCTCGTTGGCGCAGCCGGTCAGGAGCGCTCCCATGTACCGCTCCACGTTGACCATGGGCGTCATCTGCTGCGTGGGCAGCAGGGGCATCGTCATCGCGGGCGGCGGCTGGCCGCGTGCGGGCTGCTCCGGACTGTCGTAGCTCTCGCCGGGCCAGGCGGTGGCGCAGGTCTGCCAGTACACCAGGGCGCGGGTGGGCAGGCCGAGCACGAGGCCGTACGGGGTGGCGGTGTAGCCGCACTCCTCAAAGGTCCAGGCGCCGGTCGGCTGCGGGTCCTCGCGCACCAGGTCCATCAGGTGCTGGACGAATCGGGCTGGTCTCACCTTTGGGACCATAGCCGCGAGGTGGGACAAGGGGGGCGCTACATGCGCTGCACGCGCTCGTAGCGGTCGTGCCAGTCCTGCGCGGCGGCCAGGTTCTCGTCGAGCTGTGCCAGCTCCTTCAGTGTCACGAGCAGCCGGTGGCGCAGCCGTTCCACGCGCTTGCGTTCCTCCTCGGCACCGGCCCGCGCGTGCGGGCTGGGACTGGTGGCCAGGCGCCGGGCGTGGGCTGCCGGGTGCGCCAGCAGCTTGCGTGCGGCGATCACGTGGTCTTCGGCTTCCCCCCAGGACGGGGGCGTGGTCTGCATGCCTGCACGGTAGCGACAGGCGGGCGCAGGGGGCGGGTGCGGGGGAGCGGTTCACGGCGCAGCGGGGGAGGCCACCCGGGTGGGAACCCACCCACCCAACGGGAATGCGACACACCACTTACGCGACAGTCCGTGACCACTTGATTACTCTGTGGAGTTGTGGCATGGCAAACAACTCCCCTCGGCGTCCTCATCCTCATCGTCACCGCGCTCCTCACCGTCGGAGCAGCGGCCCGCATCACACGCGTCTTCAACGAGGACGCGATCCTCCAGCCCCTGCGCGACTACCTGGACCACAAGGCAGAAGACCGCTGGTACGCGGCCGACGAATCCAAGCCCGACCAGCTCACCCACGCCCTCACCGCACCCCTGCCGTGGCGGTGGGCCGCCAAGCTCATCCGCTGCCCCTGGTGCATGGGCTTCTGGGTCTCCGCCGTCCTGGTCGCCGCGTACTTCTGCACCCTCCTGGACACCTGGCCCGGCTGCGACGCGCCGCACGCCTTCAGCTATCTCATGGCCGTCTTCGCCATCTCCCAGGTGGTCGGCCTGTCCGCCGAATGGCTGGACTCCCCGCCCCCCATCCAGCAGGTGCAGCTCCTGCCCACCCACGTGACGCTCCGCAAGGACTCGCCCACCCCCTAACCAGGTAAGGAGGTGGCGCTGCCATGCCCGCGTGGTTCACCATCCACCGACGCCCCAAGCACGTCGTCACGGCCAAGGGAGAAACCCGCCCCGCCGGAACCGCCACGGTGGCCTCGGCCGCGCTCATCTCCAAGGAACGCGTCCGCTCCGTCATGGGCGCCCGCGCCGACTGGCAGGCCGACGCATGGGAGCTGTACGACTCCGTCCCCGAACTGCGCTTCGGCGTCTCCTGGATCGCCAACGCCTGTAGCCGCGCCCGCCTGTACGTCGGCCGCATCGACCCGGACGGCTCCAGCGAACCCATCCCCGTCGACTCCGACTTCGACTCCGACTCCTTCGTGGACCAGGGCCTCTCCGTCCAGGACGTCACCAACCTCCTGGCACCCCTGGAGGAACTGGGCGGCGGCCAGCTCGGACAGTCCGAGATGCTGCGCCGCCTGTCCATCCACCTCAACATCCCCGGCGAGTCCTACCTGATCGGCTTCGACGACCCGGAGACCAACGAGCGCCGGTGGCTGGTCGCCTCCTCCGACGAGATCAAGTCCTCCGGCTCCGGCATCAAGGTCCAGATGCCGGACATCGCCAACCACGAGATCGAGATCGACCCGGAGCGCTCCACCATCCTGCGCATCTGGCGCCCCCACCCCCGCCTCGGCTACCAGGCCGACAGCCCCCTGGTGGCGCTGCGCCAGGCGCTGCGCGAACTGATCGACCTGTCCTCCCACATCACCGCCACCGCCGAGAGCAGGCTGGCCGGTGCGGGCGTGCTGTTCGTCCCCGACGAGCTGACCACCCCCGCCCCCGCGCAGTCGGACGGCACCAACCCGCTGCACGCGGACCCCTTCACCGCCGCGCTCATCGAGGCCATGGCCGCGCCGCTGAAGAACCGTGACTCCGCCTCCGCCGTGGTCCCGCTTGTCGTCCGGGGTCCGGCGGAGGCGGGCAAGTCCCTCCAGCACATCTCCTTCTCCACGGAGTTCGACGCCCGCGCCAAGGAGCTGCGCGAGTCCGCCATCCGGCGCGTCGCCACTGGCATGGACATGCCACCAGAGGTGCTGCTCGGGATGGGCGATTCGAACCATTGGTCCGCCTGGCAAGTGGAGGAATCGGCCATTAAGTTGCATATCGAACCATTGCTCGGTTTGATCTGCGATGCACTGACCGCGCACTTCTTCCAGCCCGTCCTCAAGAAGATGGGCTTCGCGGCGGCCGAGTCCTTCGCCATCTGGTACGACACCACCGACCTCACGCTGCGCCCCAACCGGGGACCGGAAGCCCTGGAGGCATTCCAGCTCGGCCTCATCGGCTCCGCCCCCACCCGCCGCGAGATGGGCTTCGCCGACGAGGACGCCCCCACCGACGAAGAACGCAACCGCTCCCTCATCATCCAGATCGTGGGCGCCGCCCCCACCCTGGCCCCGTCCCTGCTGCCGCTCATCGGCATCCGCATCCCCGAGACCGAGGCCGCCGCAGCCGTCGCCGACGCCGTGGTGGAAAACCCCGACGCGGCCGTAGACAGCGCTGGCACCACCCCCGGGCTGCCCACGGCCACGACGCCCCGGGCGATCGGCCAGGCGCCCGCCCAGGCCCCGAGCAGCCCCGCCACCAACGCCGGACGCAACAACCCGCCCAGCCAGCAGGCCGCCGCGACCAGCCGCAAGGCCATCGAGGGGAACACCGCCTGGCGCAACCGCTGCCTCGACATGGCCGTGCGCCGCGCCCTGGAGCGCGCCGGGAACTTCCTCCTCTCCAACCAGTCCCGGGGCGCGCGGCTCCAGTACAAGGAGATCCCCCTCTCCGAGATCCACCTCCACCTGCACGCCGAGGCCACCCAACTGGACCGCGCGCTGCACAACGCCTACCGCGAGTTCCACGCCGCCACCCCCGGCGAGGAGTGCCTGCACCTGGCGGTCGACCACTACGTCCGCGCCCTCCTGCTGGCGCGCGAGGAGCACCACCCCGAATACCTGGACCGCGCCATCCAGCAGTTCCACTGCGACCAGGCGGCAGCCTGATGGCCGCCGAGCTGCACGACCCCTGGCTCGCCGCGCGGATGGCCGACCGCGCGGCCGTCGCCCGCGCCGAGGCCGTCATCTACCCGGCCGTCCGCGCGGCCGTGGACGCCTACCTGGCCGAGGTCATCCGGGAAGTCCTGGGCACGGTGACCGCGTCCGCGTTCGCCCGCGACGGGGAACCCCCGGACCTCAACGGGTTCCCCGACGACTCCTTCTGGACCCGCCTGGTGAACGGCCGTATCCGTCCCGCCTCCCGCCGGGTCTTCGACCGCGCCTACCTGTCCGTCCACGCCGTCCGCGACCGCCTCGCCGGACGTTCCGATGACCACGGCGACGGCCTGGCCCACCGCCTGGCCCAGTTCCCCCGCAACGTCTACGAGCGGATGCGCACCGCCGTAGCCGAAGGGCTCGCGCGCGGCGAGCGGCCCGCGCAGCTCCGCGCCCGCGTCGCCGCGCTGGCCACCCTGGAGGAGTGGGACGGCCAGGTCATGACCATGACCCGCACCGAGACCATGACCGCCCTCAACGCCGGTGCCTTCCAAGGCGCGCTCCAGGAACAGGAGCAGCAGGGCGTCAGGTGGGTCAAGCGCTGGCAGGCCACCCACGACCAGCGCGTCCGCCACACCCACAAGGAAGCCGACGGCCAGCTCCGTCCCCTCACCAAGACCTTCCGCGTAGGCGAGTCCCGCCTCCAGTTCCCCGGCGACCCGGAGGGCTCGGCGGAAGAGGTCATCAACTGCCGGTGCAGCGCCCGCTACGGCCCGGCCGACGACAGCTCCCTCACCGCCTAGACCGCCCCCCCCCTTGCCGTCGGCCCCCCCCCCCCCGGCCCCCCCCCACCCAGGAGGTCCCGATGACCACCGCCGTAGCCCCCGACGCACCCGCCGTCACCGTCACCGCCTCCGGCCGCTGGCGCGGCGTCCTCGGACTCATGGACGCCTGGTCCGCGGATGCCCGGATGCTGGAAGCCCCCGAAGAGGGCGTCGCCGTCCGCGCCCGCCCCCTGCCCCTGCCCCTCCTCGTCCAGCCCGAACTCGCACCCGGCCACGACGGCGGCAAGCTCGGCATCGGCGTCATCGACCGCATCTGGACCGAGCAGGGCTTCGTCATGGGCGAGGGCCGCTTCGACATGGAGGACCCCAACGGGGCGGAGCTGGCCCGCAAGGTCGGCCTCGGCTTCATCCGCTTCGTGTCCCTGGACGTGGACGACGCGACCGCGCACCAGGTCTGCCTCGGCCCCGACCGCCAGCTCCTGCCCGAGTGCGACCCGGGCGACCCGTCCGCCGAGATGGGGATGGTCTACTCCGGCTGGCGCGTCATGGGCGCCACGCTCCTGGCGCACCCCGCCTTCCCCGACGCCCACATTGCCCTCGCGGACGACGACGGCGAGCAGACCGCGCAGAGCGCGCAGGCGGCCGTACGGCTGGCCGAGGCGCCCGCCCCGGTACCGGGCGAGGGCGAAGCGGAGATCGTCGGCTACGACCCCGCCTGGGGCTGTGTGGTGCCCACCGCTGACGGCACCGGCTGGCAGAGCGCGGAGTGCGACACCCCCGGCGCCGTGCAGGCCAACCCCACCGGCGACGGTCCCTTCGACCCCGAGGCCGTGGCCGCCGCCACCACACCCGCCGTCCCCGAGGAAGCAGTCGAGGACGAGGGCACCGGCTGCGTGGCCCCCGACCCGGCAGCCGAAGGCGCCTGGGTTCCCGCCGACTGCACCGCCGAAGGAGCCGTCCCCGCCAACGCCGAGGGCACCGGTCCGGCCGAAGAGGTCACTGACGCCGCGAACATGGCCGACGCCGAGCTGGCCGTCCGTCTGGCCGCGCTCGCGGAAGGAGACCCCACCCACGCCGGGGTCGCCATCAAGGCCCTGGACACCGGCCGCGTCCTGCTCCTCCAGCGCGCCATCGACCCCGAGGACCCCGCCTCCGGACTCTGGGAATTCCCGGGCGGCTCCATCGAAGAAGGCGAGGACCCGCAGGCCGCCGCCTGGCGCGAGTTCACCGAGGAGACCGGCACCGTCCTCCCCGACACCGTGATGGTGGTGGACGGCTGGCGCTCCCCGAACGGGATCTACCAGGGCTACGTCGCCACCGTCCCCGCCGAGGGCGACATCAGCATCAACCCGGACACCGACAACCGGGAAGAGAACCCCGACCTCACCGACACCGACGCCCCCGAGGTCGTCGCCTGGTTCGACCCGGCCGCCATCCCCGACATGCCCTCCCTGCGCCCCGAGGTCAAGGACACCCCCTGGGACCTCATCGCCGCCGCCGGGGCAGAGGCAGCCGCGCCGGTGGAGGACGCGCCCGAGGTGGCCGCCGGGACGTACGCCATCCCCTTCCCCGGCGAGGAGGCCCCCGCCGAAGGAGGCGAGGACGAGAGCGGCGAACCGGCCGCGAAGGACCAGGGCAACGGCTGCGTCTGCGAGCAGGACGACGGCACCTGGGCGCCCTGCGAGTGCGACCTGGAAGACGCGGTCACTGCCGACGAGAACGGCCAGCCCGTCCAGGAGGAAGAGGCCATGGAGATGGCGGCCATGCCCGCCGACTGCAAGCCCTGCCAGGCCGTCGCCATCACCGCCAGCGCAGCCGACCCCACCGTCATCACCGCCTCCGCGTCCGGCTGGCAGCCCCCCGCCGCCTTCTTCAACGAACCCACCATGGACAGCCCGCAGCCCATCACCGTGGACGCCGAGACGGGACAGCTCTCCGGCCTCCTGGCCGTCTGGGGAACCTGCCACGTCGGCTTCCGCGACCGCTGCGTCACCCCGCCCCGCTCCGCGTCCGGCTACGGCTTCTTCCACACCGCCCGCATCCCCACCGACCTCGGCTCCCTGGACGTCGGGATCATCACCATGGACACCGGCCACGCCGACCTCGACATGACCGCGTCGGGCACCGTCGCCCACTACGACAACACCGGCACGCAGGCGGCCGTCGTACGGGTGGGGGAGAACGAGCACGGCATCTGGGTAGCCGGGGTCACCCTGCCGTTCGTCACCGCCGAGCAGCGCCTGCGCCTGTCCCTGGCCTCCTTCTCCGGCGACTGGCGGCACATCCGTGGGGGAGCGGAACTCGTCGCGGCGCTCGCCGTGAACACCCCGGGCTTCCCCATGCCCGCCCGCAAGACCGGTACCGACAATGTCGAGTACGCCCTGGTCGCCGCAGGCGCACTGCCTGCTCCCAAGCCCAAGGGCAAGCAGGCCGCCCTCACCGTCAAGGCGGACCTCGACGCCCACCAGGTCGCCGCCATCGTGCTCAGCGAACTCGACGCCCGCGAGGAGCGCCGCGCCCGCTGGGCCAAGGCAGTCGAAGACATGGGCAAGGTCCGCGCCGCCTTCACCGGCGGACGCGTCCAGCAGGCCAGCCGCTCCGTGTCCGCGCTCGCCGCCTCCCTCAGCGCCGACCGCATCACGCTGGCCCGGGAGAAGGTCACCGGCCTGGACATCGACATCCCCAAGGGCATCCGCGCCACGAAGAGCGACCTGGAGCTGGCCTCCCGGAAGAACTTCGCCAACTGGGTGGAGCAGCAGGGCGGACTCCCCAGGAAGATCAAGTCCGTGGCCAAGCACCTCCAGGCCAAGGGCATGGGGGAGTCCCAGTCCATCGCCACGGCCGTGAACGTCGCCCGCAAGGCGTGCGCGTCCGGCGACACCAACTGGCCCGGCAAGCAGCAGATCAACGCCAAGAGCAAGGCGGAGTACTGCGCGGCCATCGCACGGTGGGAGCAGATGAAGGCCGCCGCATAGCCGCGCACGGCCCCCCGGGATCGGCATCCGGGGGGCTGGCGAGGTGCCCTCAGTTCCTCCGTGGGCGAGCGGCCCCGCCTCAGAGCACCACCAGGCTAAGCCGGATGGGTGCCCACCCACCCCCCGCTGTTCCACAATCCTTCGATGGACGCAGCGAGCACGATCCCGCGCAACAAGCTCTGCACCAGGTGCAAGGAGACCAAGCCGCACGACCAGTTCCACAAACGCAAGCAGGCGAAGGACGGCTTGCAGTCGCACTGCAAGGACTGCATGAGGGACCAGTCGCGGGACCGGTACCGCAACGGGACGCCGTCGCTGCGGACGGCGGTGAAGCCGTACGCGGAGAACTGGGGCGAGGGCGGGCGGCGGTGCACCGGCTGCCAGGAGTGGAAGGTGTGGGCGGAGTTCTCCCGGCTCAAGCAGGGGCACAACGGCTACAACCCACGGTGCAGGTTGTGTGTAAATGCCAAGGTTCGTTCATCCAGAAGGGTGAATGTAGATCACACACGGCGCGCTGAGCGGGAGCGCAAGGGGCGCACGGGGGCTAACTACAAAGCCCGGTACGGGATTGACAGGGAGGAGTTCGAGCGGATGGCGCGGGCGCAGCTCGGTGCCTGTGCGGTCTGTGGCAACGATGAGAAGCGGCTGGTGGTGGACCACGAGCACGCGACGGGGCGGAAGCGGGAGCTGCTGTGTGACCGCTGCAACCGGGACATGCGCGTCGTGGATGAACCGGGGGTGCTGGAACGCCTGCTGGCCTACAGGGACAAGCACAGGGAGTGAGCTGTGAGCAGGGACAAGGGTGAGGCGCGGATCGGGAACCTGATTCCCCGGGAGCACCGCGTCGGCATGAGGACGTTCTGTCTCATGCAGTCGGTCTTCCCAATCGCCTCGGGACTGGTGTTCACGGACGGCCGGGTGATGCTGGTCCACCGATCGGGCCGGGAGGAGCTGCACCCGGACATCGAGCATGTGACGCGGGACTACGTGGGCACGGCCGGTCTGGTGTGGGACAAGCGCGGTGAGGTGCCGCATGAGGGTGCGCCCCGGCTGTTCGTGTTCCGGCGGCGGCTGGACTCGACCGGGTTCTCCGGTGAGGGGATCGCCATGGAGGGCGGGCAGTTCGCGGACGGCCGGGTGGTGCTGACGTGGCTGGGTCCGTACTCGTCGCTGGTGCACTGGCCGAACATCGAGCAGCCGGTGACGTGTCACGGGCACACGGGCGACACGACGCTGGTGTGGCTTGACGAGCTGGACTACGCGGCCTAGTCGATCATGAGAGTGCCCGGCCGCCTGCCCCGCGCAAGGGTTGGCGGGCGGCCGGGCTTTCGGGGGAAGTTCATCCTACGAAAGGACGGTGCCCCATGGGGTGCAACTGCGGGGGCGGCCGTCAGGCCGCGCGGCAGGCGGCGATGGTGGCGACGGGTGTGCCTACGGCGTGGAGGCTGTTCCACCCCTCGGGGGGGACGGTGGACTACTACGACCAGAAGGCGGCGGACAAGGCTGCCTTGGCGGTGGTGGGGTCGACGGTGAAGAAGGTGGATACGCGCACGGGGCAGGTCATCGAATGAGCTGGTGGGCGTGGCCGGTGTCGGTGGCGTGTGGGTTCGTGGCGGCGGTGTGGGTGACGCGCGGTAGGAAGTAGCTGGGTTCCTTCCCACCCGGGTGGGTGGGTGGTGGGGAAGTCTGCCCTGGCTCCGTTACTTACCGTGCACGTTCGGCTACTCTGTGTGGTGCACCCTGCTGGCTAGTGGGCCGAGGGCAGAGACACGAGCCCCGAAAGGGTGCGCCACTAGCCATGAGCTTCCTCAATAACCTCCTCGCCCGCCTGGCAGAAGTTCCGGCCGATGAGCAGCCGAACGTCATCGCCCAGGCCATCGCAGAAGCAGGCAACATCAACGCCGATGAACTGTCGGCCGAGATCATCGCGAAGTTCGACGAGCTGACCGGCGGCGAGGACGCAGCCCCCGCCGGTGAAGAAGCCCTCCAGTCCCTGGAGACCCTGGCCCGGGTCGCGGACGGGGTGCAGTCCATCCGCGCCGCCTCCGCCGAGCGCGCCGCGCGGGCCGCCGAGATCGGCGACCGGCTCCGCTCGCTCAACCCGTCCGCCGAGGACCCCGAGGTCGAGGGCGACGGGACCGAGACCGGTGGCGACGCGGAGGGTGCGGCCGACGACGTCGAGACCCCCGCCGACGACGCCACTACCAACGACAACACCGAGGGCGCGGACACCGAGGGTGCCGAGGCCGGACGAGAACTGGTCGCTGCCTCCGTGAAGAAGCCCGCTGCTCCGGCCACCCGTGGCCGCGTGCCCCTGGGTACGGGCAACACCAAGAACGTCCCGGCCGTCGACCGCCGCTCCGGCAAGACGTTCAGCGAGAAGTTCACCCTGGTCGCCGCCGCCGACGTGCCCGGCTTCTCCACCGGCCAGACCCTCACCAACGGCCTGTCCGACCTGGCGTCCGCGTGGGAGTCGCGGATGATGCCGCTCATCACGTCCAACGTGAACAGCGGCGTGGACGGCCAGCGCACCCGGGTGGGCCTGGCCCGCATCAAGCGCGACGTGCCGGACGAGTACCTGATCCGCGACGACCACGAGGCGCAGCAGAAGATCGAGTTCGCGACCGACGAGCGCAACCTGCCCGGCGGCTCCCTGGTCGCGGCGGCCGGATGGTGCGCGCCGTCCGAGACGCTGTACGACCTGTGTGACATCCGCATGACGGACACCGGGCTGATCAACCTGCCGTCCGTGGTCGCGCGCCGTGGCGGCATCCGCTACCCGAGCGACTTCGACTGGGCCTCCGTGTGGTCGTCCATCGGCTTCTACCTGACCGAGGCCGAGGTCATCGCCGGTACCGAGAAGCCGTGCGTGGAGGTACCCTGCCCGGAGGACTGGCAGGAGTGCCGGATGGACGTCTCCGGACTGTGCATCCGTACGCCCATCCTGATGGAGCGCGGCTGGCCGGAGCGCGTGCGTCAGTTCATGGACGGCGCCATGATCATCCACTCGCACAAGATGAACGCGAAGAAGCTCGCCAAGATGGAAGCTCTCTCCACGCTCATCACGATGCCCGCCACCCCGGACCCGGACCCGGCGGCGTCCATCGTGGACGCGCACGGCCCCGGTGCGTTCGAGTCGGTGCTGTCCATGCTGGAGCTCCAGGTCCAGTACCAGCGCTACCGGGAGCGCCTGTCGCAGACGGAGTCCCTGGAGATGATCGCGCCGTTCTGGCTGCGCGGCATCCTCAAGTCCGACCTGCGCAAGAAGCTCGGCATCGACAACCGGTACGACGTCACCGACGCCGACCTGGACCGCTACTTCCGTGCCATCGGTGTGAACCCGCAGTGGGTCTACGACTGGCAGGACTCCTTCTCCGAGCCGCTGGACCCGACCGCCTTCGGTGGCCCGGTGCCCACGGTGTGGCCCTCCACGGTCAAGGTGCTGCTGTACCGCGCGGGCACGTTCTTCCAGCTCGGTGCGGACGTCATCTCCCTGGACGGCGTCTACGACCACGCCTCCCTCGTGCAGAACATCTACACCGCCCTCTTCACCGAGGAGGGGTGGCAGGTCTGCAACAGGTGCGGGGACTCCTTCGTCATCGAGATGGACCTCTGCCCGAACGGCCTCTCCGGCGCCTACCAGTGGACGCAGTGCGCGGCCTGACCTGAGCGCGGCCGGGACCCCCCTGGCACCTGGTGACTCCCCTTTCGTCACCCGGTGCCATCCCTGGTCCCGGCCGCTTCCGGATCTCCCCACCACGTGCGAGTGAAGGGCTCAGGCCGTGAGCACACCAACCCCCCGTTCCTGGGTGGACCCCCCACCCGTAGACCCCTACCTGTACGGCCTGCTGTCCGTCGCCAGTGTCACGACCGGCGGGGGGACGTGGCAGGTCGGAGGGGTCGAGTACGACACCGACAACTGCGCCCAGGGCGGCTACGTCCTGGGCTCCTGCCCGACCGCGCTGCCCGAGGCCGACCTCACCGCGACGCTCACCTTCGATCCGGTGGCGGGCGGGGTCACCATCGACTCCCCGGCGGGCAACGACTTCCCCGTCTACTGGGCGCTCATCCCGCTCACCGGCGGGGACCCCGTCACCGGCGTCTCCCTGCCCAACGTGGACCAGACGGTGGACCTGCCGGACGGCACGTACGGCGTCCAGGCGCAGGCGTACGGCGGGGCCGTCGTGGACGGCTCCGCGGACCTTGTCGTGCCCGGCGGCGCGAACGTTACGGCCGAGGTCACGGTCACCGCGCTCGGCCCGGGGACCACGCACGACAAGCCGCTGGCCGAGGGCCTGAACCATGTCACCGGCCCCGGCCCGTTCACGATCTACGCCCGCAGCGAGTGCAACGCCGTGGGGTTCTCCGACCCCCAGGACGTCGCGCGCGACCGGGTGGCGCTGATCGAGAACCGGGAAGTCGAGCACGCCTTCTCCCGCCTGGTGCTCGGGGCGGTGGGCGCCCGCCTGCCGCTCGGGGTCACCGCCGTGGGCATCAAGCAGGCCCTCGGTGCGCTGGAGGGCGACGCGGCCCTCTACTACGGCGGCGCCCCGGTCCTGCACTCCCCCCGCTGGACCAACCCGTACTTCGAGGACCGCCGCCTGCTCCAGCCCAACAAGGACACCGGGCCGGTGCGGCGCACCCACCTGGCCTCCCGGGTGGCGTTCGGCGGCGGCTACTTCGACAACCCCTTCGACCCGGCGACCCCGCCCGCCGCAGGCACCTTCTGGCTGCTGGCCACCGGCAGCGTGCGGGCGTGGCGCTCCGAGGTGTTCGTGAACGAGACCTTCACCACCGCGACCAACCTGCGTGCCGCCATCGCGGAGCGCACCTACCTCCTGGACGCGGACTGCTACCGGGCCGCCGTCCTGGTCGACCTGGACGGGGAGGGCTGAGCGATGGCCGTGATCAACCCCAGGGGCGGTTCGTCCCTGGCGCAGGTCGTGCAGACCGCGCTCAACATCGTCGGCCCGGCCGGTGTGTCGATCGTGACCGGCGGGTCCGGCAACGGGGTGCAGATCCCGGACGGACACCTGGCCGCCGTGGAGGAGGCCCTGGGCTGGACCGCAGCCGAGAGCCCGGACGTGTCTGCCGCACCACCCACCCCACCCACCACCCCACCACCCACCCCGGTGGTGGAGGACCCGCCGCCTCCTCCCCCGGCCGAGCCGGTAGCGGAGCAGGCGCCTGAGACCCCCGCACCGGCCGACGAGGACGAGGCACCGGCTGTTGCCGAGGCCCCCGCCAAGAAGGCCACCCCCAAGAAGACCACCAGCAGCTCCCGGCGCGGTCAGCGCCGTGGCAAGGAGGGATGATCTGTGGCAACCACATGCCCCAGCTTCCTGCGCGGCAACGTCATGCGCGTCACGCGCCTGGACGCGTGCGGGCGGCCCATCTACGGCGACTGCAACCAGGTCGTCAGTGACGGCTTTGTCACCGTCACCATGTCCGCCGAGGTGCAGGAGGGCGAAGAGGTCACGGTCACCAAGGCCAACGGCCAGACCTGCATCAACGACAAGGCGTGCGATCAGCTCCGCTGGTACACGGTGGAGACCGAGTTCTGCCAGGTCGACCCGGACCTCATCCAGATGATGAACCCCACCTGGGAGAAGATCCTCGACTACCAGGGCGACACTATCGGCTACGACGCCAAGGGCAACCTCTCCTGTGACACCGGCTTCGCGCTGGAGATCTGGATGGACACCTACGGCGCCACCGACGCCTGCTCCGGCGACACCTCGCAGGGCGCCTTCGGCTACCTCCTCCTGCCGTGGGTGGTCGGCGGCGCGCCCGGTGACCTGGAGATCGGCAACGACGCGATCTCCTTCACCTTCTCCGGACGCACGAAGACCGGCTCCCGGTGGGGCAAGGGACCGTACCCGGTCATGCTGGGCGAGAACGCAGTCCCCGGCCCGCTGCTGACGCCGGTCTCGGACGACACGCAGTACCGGCTGTTCGTGACGACCATCCGCCCGCCGGAGGCCGAGTGCGGCTGCCAGCCGGTGGACCGCCCGACGCCGGAGCCCGCCGAGCTGACCATCACCGGCATCGCCGGGGAGTCGCCGCGCATGACGGTGCGCCTGCGCGCGGACAACCACGGCTTCGGCCCGGTCACCATCGACTGGGGCGACGGCTCGGACCCCACCACCGCCGGGGACGGCTCGTACGTGACCCACACGTACGAGGCGGACGGCGAGTACACCATCACGGTGGCCGACCAGCAGACCCCGGCCATCACGGTCACCAAGGACATCACCATCCCGCTGCCTGCGGACGAGCCCACGCTGCTGCTCACCGCGAACGACCCGGCCGACCGGCTGGAGGTCACCGCCGCCATCACGCTGCCCGAGCAGTCCTCGGGCGAGGGCACCATCGACTGGGGCGACGGCGGCGCCGTCCAGGAGTTCACGGTGGCCGGGGACGGCACCGCGTCCCTGGTGCACAACTACGCGTCGAACGGCGTCTACACGGTCACCGTGCGCCGCTCGGACGCGAACACCTTCCGCGCCCGCGAGGCCATCTCGGTGCCGGTCCCGACCGCTCCGACCGCCACGTTCGGTGCGTCCAACGCGGACGCCACCGGCCAGACCGCGTCGGTGACCTACTCCAACTCCCCCAACGGCCCGGTCACCATCGACTGGGGCGACGGCACCGCCGTGGCGGACGGCGTGCAGGCGGCCACCGTCACGCACGTCTACACCGACCCGGGCACCTACACCATCCGCGTGGCGTCCAAGGCGAACCCCGCCTCGGCCGCAGCCTCCACGGTCACCGCACCGCTCATGGTCGTCACCGCCACTGAGACCAGCGGCAACGCCCAGTCCACCGACCTGCTGGCGGAGAACTGGACGTTCGGCCCGGTCACGATCGACTGGGACGACGCCAACCCGGACGGCACCAACCCGGGTGACGGCACCACGGTGACCGCGCACGTCTACACGGGCTCCGGCTCCCACACGGTCGTCGTGACGGACGCCTCCGACCCGACCCGCCAGGGCCGCGTCACCTTCACCATCCCCTGGCCGTAAGCGGCACCTGACGGGGGCCGCCGTATCCGGCGGCGGCCCCTTCCCCCCGGCCCCCCTGCTCGGCCCTGTACGGCCGCCTGGCGGGCTACCACCACCGCAGGGCAAGGAGACCCCACATCATGGCTGCACCCACGACAGGCTGGCTCATCTACCCGCCCCCCGGCGAACTCCAGGAACTGGCGCAGCGCGTCGTGTGCTGGTCCCAGCACGACAAGCGCGTCCAGGTCGGCACCTGGGGCGGCACCCACCTCATCGTTCCCTTCGAGGTCTGCGAGGAGATCGACGAGCCGCTGGTCCTGACCCCCGGTGGCACGGAGTTCGCGTGCCAGTCGGGCGTCACGCCCACCGGCTGGATCACCGTCTCGAACCTGGCGGCCGGTGACGTGTCCGGGATCAACGCCAACTCGTGCGCGGAGGTCGACCTGCCCACCGGGCTGGCCGTCTCCGGCACCCCGACCACCACCGCCATCACGGTGGCGTGGACGGCGCCGGACGAGTACACGCCGACCGGCTACCGGCTCGGCTACAAGACCAACGCCGGGTCCGTGTGGACGTACGTCGACATCGCGGCCGGGGTCACCTCGCGTGCGGTGACCGGGCTGACGATCAACACGGCCTACAACTTCAAGGTCCAGGCGAAGAACGGTGACGTGCTGTCCCCGTTCACGGCGCCGG